GCGGCGATCGCCTCGTGCACGTCCGTGCGCGGTTTGGTCTCGGCCCATTCGATGGCGCCCTTGACGGCGTCCTCCGTCGCCCTGGCGCCCTGTGCGGCCCGCAACGGCTCGATGTGAGCCACCAGCCAGGCCGCCGAGCGGACGACGGCCACGCGCTGGCTGATGGCCAGATCGGGGGGCTTCCTGCCGATGTCCTCGGCCAGCTCGCAGGCGGTGATGGTGAGGTGGTCGCGGATCTCCGTTCGCAGGGCCATCACCGCGCTGAGCTTTTCTGCTTCGGCGTCGTCGATGTCGCCTGAGTCGCGGTTCCCACCGGACCAGCCGGCCAGGCTGGGGTAGGCGAGTTGGATGTGGTCGTACATCCAGGGCAGGCCGTGGATGATCCGGCCGGGGGTGCCGAGGCCTTCGCGGGCGCCGTAGTGGTCGGCGAGGCGCTGGCCGTGAGTTTGACAAAGCCAGCCCAGGGAGGCTGGCCGATCGCAGAGTCGGGCGGCGCAGCCCTCGTCGGTCATTTGACCCCGGCCCGGGCGAATGGGTGGCGTCCCTTGCGGGCCATATCCTTCATGTTGTCGGTGTGAGTCCCCACGCTCAGGTGCGAGGGATTGCAGCACGGCGGGTTGTCACAGGAGTGCATGACCTCCAGGCCGGGCGGAATTGGCCCGTTGGCCTGCTGGTAGGCGAAGCGGTGTGCATAGAGCCTGTCGAGCTTGCCGTAGCCGCGGTTATTGATCGTGCCCTGCCATTCCCAGCAGGCGTCAGGCGCACCGGGCGTCAGGTAGCGAACGAATCGCTCGGCCAGGGTTCCACTGCGGGTAGGCAGATTGGCACCGACGGGAGTGCCAGCCTCGTGCTGGGCAAGATGCTTGCGGCAGAGGCCGAGACCTCGGTGAGCAGCGGCGCATCCCGGCACCTTGCAGCCTTCTGGGCGGATCGGTTCCCAGTTCGGATCACCGTGATGCTGCAGGCGCCAGTAGTGCTTGGCGCAGAACCCTGCCGACTTGACGCCGGATTCACATCCGCCGATCGAACATTGGACGCTCGCCTTCCTGCGGCGCTCCCAGTCCATCTTGTAGTGGCTCTTGCACATCCCGATGGGTCGCGGTCGGCGTTCACACCCGGGAATTGAGCACTTCGACGTAGGCTCCATCAGAGCCACCTCCCTGGTTGGTCAGGTGATGTGGTTAGCGGCCTTCCGGTGTTCCACCATCGGAGGGCCGCGTTGGTCTTATTGTCCCACGCAGAGCCGACATTCACGCCCATCACGGGCCGAGGGCGCGGACCTGCGCCAGGGGATCGGGGCGGGCGGTCATGATGCCTTCCGTTCGGGCTGGGATGGTGCCTCGACAGCGCACGCCCGGCAGTTGCCGTTGTAGCGCCAGGCGCCGCATTCGGGGCACCGGTCGAGGCGGGCGTCGCGGCCGGCGCGCTTGGCGGCCATCAGAGCGGCCAGGGCGTGTAGGCGGTGGCGTAGCAGTGACCGCAGAATGCGAGAACCGGCTCGGGAAGCGTGGCCAGCGAGGCGATCTGCCACCAGCTCTTGGCGCACCAGGTGCTGTCGCTGCAGGAGCGCTGGGTGTCGTCGGCGATGGCAGGGTCTACCTCAAGGTGAGCGAACAGCAGCGTTTTCGGGTCCTGCGGCAGCACCGCAATCGCCTCGGCGCAGTCGACGCACCACCAGGTGGCCGGCAGGACGCTGCGGCTTTCGGCGATGGGGTCGATGTAATTGCTGCGCTTCTGATTGCAGGAGCGGCATAGGACGCGAAGATTGTCAGTGGTGTCAGCCCCACCTGCTGACCACGGTTTGATGTGGTCGATTTCGATCTCCGGATAGCGCAGCCAGTCGGCGCATTCTTTGCAGCGGGGGCTGTCGCGGCGAATTACCGCTAGGCGAACTGTTTCGCTGAGTCGTTCCCGCTCGCCGGTGCGAATGACCGGATGCCGTGGTCGGGCGATGGGCGCGTCGACCAGGCCAACGATGAGGTCGCCAACAGGGTTATCCACATTTCCACAGGACGACACGCGCGACTGCGTGGGGCAGGTGAGGTTGGGCTGGGAGTGCACTTCTCCTCTCCCCATACCCTTCCTTAACCCCTCCATACACCCTTCCGTCATTGCGCCTTCACCTCTTCTGCATGCGGGCTCAGTGACTCGTTCACTGAGCCGTTCACTGACTGATTCACTGAGTCCGGCATGAGTAGTCGTCGAACGCTCATCGGCATCTGGAATCCCTCGATGGCCCGGTCGGCGCGGCCCTGGTTGCATCCCAGGTGCGAGGTCGCGATGTTGCTTGGGTAGTCGGATCCGCCCCTTGACCTGGGGATTATGTGATCCGGGGACGCACTGATGGACCGCTTGTCCTGGGCGTCGAGGGCGTACGGGTCGATCGGTGCGCCGTGCCATTCGTGGTCGACGGGGCCCTTGCAGAGATGGCAGATCCAGCCGTCCCGCCGCGCGTACATCTCGATGACGTCCCGCGACTGGATGGACGGCGGAGGCAGCTTTCCCGGCTGCGGGCGGTTCACCTTCTGGTGTTTGCGGAAATTCACGATGCAGGCGAGCGTTCCGGCCGCCCGGCCGGACACATACGGGAAGACGAGACCGGCTTCGACCGCCTCGGCCATCAGCCCCTGGACCTTCGCGACCTTGACGTCACCGTCGTACATGAACGCCGACGCCTTGAGGAACGCGGGCGTCCACCGGAGCAGACCCTCGTCGTCGGCGAAGTTCCACGAGGCGATGAACATCAGCCGGGCGTCTCTTGTCAACGTCCCGACAACGTCGTCGCTCCAGAACTCCGGCTTAATTGAGCGGATACGCGCCATTAATTGATCGTCTCCATCTCTGCCTTAGCGGCGCGCTCGATGCCAGGCCACGGGTGGTTATATCTGGCCCACCGTTCGGTCATTACTTCAGCAATAGTCCGCACCGAAAGAACAGCCCCAGGAAGCACCTCGACCCGCAGATGCTCGACCACCGGATCAGTGAGCACCGAGCAGGCGCAGTCCTTCGCCTCGCAGGCGAACCGGCAGACGTAGTGGCAGATTGTCGCGTGGTCGCACCGCCGGCAGGAGCCGGGCGCACCGGGCACCAGCTGGCCGAGGCTGGCTCGTTCCTGCTCGGCGTAGCAGGCGTCGATCGCGGCCTCCGCTCCGGCCGGCACGCCGTTGGGCCAGCCGGACGCTGCTTCGCTGCACAGCCCGTACCCGAGGTCGGTACCGAACAGCAGGCGCTCGTACATCAGCCGGGCGCGCTCGGCCTTCCAGTCGGCAGCACGCTGGCCGGCAGCCTCAACGGTGCCGAATAGATCCAGCTGGGTCGCGGTCACAGCAGCGGCTCCATCTGCGCCGCCAGCTCAGCCCGCCGCGTGGCCGCACGCGTCTCGGCGTGGTGGTCCTTGTCGTAGTGCAGGTGGCATCCGTTGCACATTGCGCGGAGGTTCTCGTCTCGGCAGTCCTCCGGGGTGTGGTTCAGGTGCGCGACCGTCAGCACCACCTTGGATCCGGTGCCGTAGGCGTTGCCGCCGTTGGCATTCGGGCACCGCCCCTGGTGGGTCCCGCGACCGCATTCCCCGACGCATTCGCAGCGCCAGGCAGCGCGGTCTCGTCGGATCCGAAGGCTGATGACCGGCCAGTCGGCCGGATAGCGTGGGCGCTCGCTGGCGCGGATCGGGCTCACGACGCCCTCCTGAGTTCTCTCGCAGCACGTTTCGTCTCAATAGCCAGCCGTGCCACCGCACCCTGGTATTCGCTGTCGCACCCGATGCCGGGGTGCGTGGTCCACCGCAGCGCCCGGAACAGGTCGGCGGGGTTCATGGGCCGCCTGCAGACCGCGCACGGCGGCCCAGGTTTCGCTTTCGGGCAGGCGTGCTGTTTCCACGCTTCCTGCTGGGCGGGCATCCGGTCACCGGTGAGGACGTCCGCTCTGACCTTCCCGTCCGGGGTGGCGATGATGATGACGTTCCCGGTGGGGTCGGGGGTGGCATCGAGACGCAGGCGGCTGCCGAGGACGGACAGCCGCCACCACACCAGCGCCCCGCAACGGGGGCAGTGGTCTGCCGTCTCGATGCCGGTCATCCGTCGAAGTCCTCGGGCGCCAGCCCGGCGGGCTGGACCATGTACCCCAGCGCGGCCCTGCGGGGTGCCTCTTTCGAGGCCCACTCCTCGGCCACGGCCGCCGCCCGGCCGTTCAGCTTGGCTTCGCTGGTGTCGAAGTAGATGCCCTCCGGGTCGTCCCGGTAGTCCCAGATCCCGCCGAGGGTCACGGTTCCGTCGTCGGCGACCGCGACCTCCAGGGCCATGCCGAGGGGGTGCAGGAACCGGCGGTTGAGTTCCTGGAGGTAGCCGCGCTTCTGGAACTCGTCGATCGGGATGCGCTTGATCTCGGCCATCAGCCACCCACCGCGCAGCCGGTGAAGTGGTTGCCGTTCTCGCCCTGGCAGTCGGGGCACGGTGCAACACCCTGCTGCTGCACCGGCACCTCTTGGAGCAACTGCCAGAACCACTCGGCCGTCTCGACCACCTGCGCCCGGTCGGCCGTGTTGCCGAGCCTGGTGTTGGCGGAGAACACCGCGTCACGCCACACCTCGTAGTCGGTGGGGTAGGTGACCATCTGCGCGATCGTCCTGGCCTCGGTCTCGGCCTGGATCGCGGCCTGGATCGCGGCCATCCGCTCGCGGTGCGTGCGCTCGGCGTTCCGCTCGGCCTGGCTCCACCCTTCGGGGTACTCCAGGGCAACCTGAACCCTGAGCTTCGCCTCGGCCATCAGACGACCTGCAGTTTCTGCGCGGGAATGAGCGCCAGCCACGCCAACCGGTTGCGATCGCGCTTCTTCAGGCTGTCGTCGTCCTGGTGGGTGCTGGACAGGGTGCCCAGGAAGTCGGGACCGCAGGAGACCGTGAAGCCCCGGCTCTCCGAGGATCCGGTGGCCTCGATCTGCAGCGGCTGGTCGTACACCCGCGACGCCGTCTCGAACAGCCGCAACACCCGCCCGTCGGTGACGAGGGGCTTGCCGACCTGGGTGGCGCCGATGCCGGCCAGCGCCTGGGCGGTGATCCGGATGACGTCCGGGAAGCTGTCGGACGGTTCTTCGATCGGGTACCGGTTCGACTCGCCCTCCGACCACAGGCCGCCGATGTCCGACACGGTGAGGGACTCGTCCTCGATGTCGATGCCGAACTCCATCAGCTGCCCCACGTCCGGGTCGGACGGCTTGGCCTTGAACTGCTGCAGGATCAGCCGGGCCCGGCGCGGGGTGAGGTCGACCAGGATCGGCCCGTCCTCGGCGGTGAACTCGATGGTGCGGGAGTCGTTCTTGACGGCCACCTTCGCCAGCGCGGTGCCGCTGCCGTTGGAGGCGATGACGTACAGCCAGTGCTCGACGAACGCCAGGCGCACCCGGTGCTCGGCGTCGTGGTCGCCGGTCACGATCGGGTTCGACAGGGGCAGCACCGCCCTCAGGGCGTTGCGCAGGTCGGGGGTGGCGACCTGGATATCGGCTTTCAGGGTGAGGGTCACAGCAGAGTGCCTTCCTGGTGGTTGATTTCGGGCGCTGGAATATTCGCGATCTCATTCGGTGCTGGCCAGTCGCCGGGCCAGGTGACGGCGTCGAGGGCTCGCAGGTGGGTAAGCGGCAGGGTGTCCTCAATCGGGTGGCCGAGGCGCCGGGCTGCAAGTGCGGCGAGCACCAGAGCGTCGGCGGCGTTGTTGTCGTCGGCGGTGAATCGCGGATACCGGCGGACCACTGCGGCGATCACGGCGTCTTTCCCGGTGCCCTTGCCGCTGCCCTTTCCGAGGGCGTACTGCTTGACCTGCGTCGGGTTGACCTCGACAACCAGGGCGCCGAGCCGGTGCAGGGTATGCCGGACGATCCACCACCCACCGGCGGTCTGGTGGAACGTGTTTCCCTGCGCGCCCCAGGCCGGTGATTCGTAGACGACGACGTAGGCGCCGTCAGCGGACTCCTCGACCAGCTCGACCAGTTGGTCGAGGCGGCGAAGGCCCTTCACCTTGGGCTCGAACACGGAGCAGTGCATACGCCACGGCAGGTCCGGGCCGACGCTGAGTTCGGTCACGCCGAACGCGGTCAGTGAGTAATCCAGTCCGACGATCTTCATCGCGGGTTCGCCTTCAGCCATGTGGTGGCAGCGGCTTTCGCCTTGTCGTGTTCGGCGGTCGCGCCTGGTTCGCCGTGCTGGCGGCGACCCCAAGCGCGCAGGATGGCCGTACGGAGGTCGCCGGGTATGCGCGGCCAGCAGCCCCCGCACGCGTACATGGCGGGCCGCACGGGCGTCCCGCAACCGGGACAAGCGTGGGTGAAGCTCATCGGGACACCTCCGGGGCGACCTGGACGAATACCCCGGGCCCGATCTCGATCTGCTCATCCGGGCGGCGAGCGATCTCAGCTGCCGTGGCCACCTCGATGCCGGCGCGGACAAGACGGCCCATCCGTTCGGCGACAGCGCATTCCGCCTCAGTCCAGAGCCGCGCGTGGCCGCTCTTCGGCGTGTTCGCGTGCTCGGCGATGCGGCTCGGATCGCGATCGTCGGCGTAGGCGCGTCGGTGCTCGACGACGTCCCGGACTGTGCCGTAGGAGACGTGGAACCGCTCAGCGATCTCGGTCTTTGTGAACCCCTCTGCCACGAGCGTGCGAACCTCGTGCACCTGATCGGGCGCAAGGCTGCGTGCATCCGAAGAGGTGGTCTCGGCGCCCTCGGGCGTGATGTACCCGGCGCGTGCCCAGTAGTCGAGCTGTCGGAAGGTGATCCCGGCCCGCTCCAGGAACTCGGGTTTCCTCACGCCGTCCACCTCCGCGCGGCCCGGCGTTTGACACGCACGACCTGTCGGCGGACCCGCTCACGGCGGCCGGCCTCCACCGGGCGGAGGTAGACGGCCTGGATCCAGGTCTGGCCGTAGAGGAAGCCACCGAACTGCGGCTTGCGGCGGCGGCTCACGCGGTCACGCCCAGGGCCTGCGCGGTCGGGCAGGGGTAGGCGTACGTGCGGTCGTCGTAGGTGCAGGCCATGCACTCGGCGGGCTGATCCGGGACGCCGGAGATGGCGCCGGTGTTCTCGTCGAAACCCTGGTGGCCGTGCTGGCATCCGTAGGGCTCGGTGTCTGCGGTGTGGCACGGCCGGTGGATGGCCAGGGCGGCGGCGCGCTGGGTTTCCAGGTCGACGGTGATCGCGGCGGCCAGGGCGACGTCGGCCGCCGGATCCAGCACCCGGAAGATCGACACCCGGTCCATCGCCATGAGCGCGAAGAGGTTGGACAAGGTGCCGCCGGGCAGCGACCCGGTCAGCGCGCGATGGATCAGCTCGGCCTGCCGCTGATGGAATGCAGCGCCGTCGGCGACGTAGGTCGCCGCGTCGAAAGCGGGCATCGGCTCGGTGATATCGATGCACGCGCCCGGCACCTTGTGGTCGGCGTGGTTCGGTTCCGCCTTGGAGACCACGACGACGCGGTAGTCGAGAGGCTTACCCACGGTCTGCCTCCGCTTCGGCCTCGGCGCCGCCCATCGCGTCCCATTCCTGCTCGGTGGGCTCCGCCGGATCGGTGGCGTCGTCGTCCTGTCCGTCCTCGTCGGTCACCGGCCCGGCCGCAGCAGACGTTCCGAGGGCCTGACCGACCACCTCGAACCCGAGGTTGCCCGCGAGGTTGTCGAGGACCATCTGCCCCTCGGTCGCGGTCAGCTCACCGCCCCGGGTGATCGGGCGGTCCACGATGCGGGAGATGACGGTGAGGCGTGCGGCCTTCTGGCCGTCGCCCACCACCTCCAACTCGACGAAACGCCGGTTGATGGCGTCCCACTGGCGGGCGTCCAGCATCGGCGCGCCGGGGTCGTCCTCGCCCTTCGCCTCGGCGGCGGTGGCCGGAGCGGTGGCCGGCTCGTCCTTGGCCGCGCCCAGCAGCGCCCGCTTCTGGACGTCCTTGGCGGTGACTCTGGTGATGGTCCGGACACGGTCGTCCGGACCGTCCTCCAGGTCCTCAATGGAGGCGATGCCGAACAGTGCCGACCCGCCGACCATGTCGGACACCCGGCCAGCGGCCCGCGACCACAGCATGTCCTGCGGGGTCTTCTTGTACGCCGGGTTCGACGTCCAGCCAGCCCGGGTGGCCATGTCCATCGTGATGGTGATGGTGTGGATGCGCTCGGACCCCCGCGACCGCCCGGACACGGTAACGCTTTCGTCGGTGCGCTCGTCGGTCCAGATCTCGTGACCGCGGGATTGGCAGAGCGCCACCTTGAACTTGGCGTACATGCCGGGCCGGCCGTGCACGATGTAGATGTTCTGAAGCGCAGTGAGCGGGTCGACGCCGATGGACTGGCCGAGCAGGATCGCGCCGACGCCGTTGGCGATGGCGATCTCTCGCCCGTTCGCGCCGCCGGTCGGCTTGTAGGCGGCCGGGACGAAGAACGAGTCGACGAGCCCGCTCATGAGGGCGTGCGCGGAACTGGCTCGGGCCACCCATTCGGTCAGCTCGATCTGCCCCGGAGTGGCCGTGAGTGCGAGCTGCGAGCCGGGCGGGATGGTTTCGATGGTCACGATTGCTCAGGTCTCCTAGTTGGTGTGCACCCAGCGGGGCAGCGGCTTGGTCTGGATCTCTTCGGAATACCCCGGCCACACACCGGATTCGGTGCACTTGATCCACAGGTCGAGGGCCTCGCCGTTGCGCTTCACGCCCTCGATCAGGTCGTCGTAGTCCAGGCGGAAGAGGGTGATCAGGTGCGGGGGCTTGGTGCCGACGAACACGAAGATGAAGTCGATGTCCTCGTATGCGAACCCGAGTGACTCCACGGCGTTCCGGTACCAGGGGTCCTGCATGTAGTAACCGAAGTCGCCCATCGACTTCACCACTGATTGCAGGCTGGGCTTTTCGGTGGACTTCAGGTCCACGATCACCGGCGGGAGGCCGGGCAGGATCGACAGCCAGTCGATCATCGCCCGGCATGACGCGCCGGTTCGCTCGTCGGTCCAGAAGACCGACCGCTCGGGCAGTCCGGTTCCGGGAGCGAAGAGCGCGCCGGCCGTCGGGTGATCACGGACGGCCTGCGCCATGGCCTCGGCCTGCGCCAGTTCGGCCCGCTTCAGCGGAACCTGGCCGGCCTGCCGGACGGCCTCGACCTCGGCCTTGACCGCATTCGTGTTCCACGCCGGGTCACCGTCCTCGCGCTCGACGACCTTCAGCACCGAGCCGCGGCCGAGGACCAGCTTGTGGAACGCGTGGCCCAGGTCGAACGCCGCCTTCGGTGGCCGGCCGTGGGCCCGCTCGTACTCAACGACCTTCGGTGCGCTCGGCGGCAGCAGCCGGCGAAGGGTCGACGAGCTCGCGCTGCCGCCCGGGACCAAGTCGCTGTGGTACTCGTCGTCAGTGAGGTCATAGAGACCTGGCGCCGTAATTGGTGGGTGCATCAGGCACTCACCGCCGCAGGGAAGTTCAGCTGGGCGAACTCTCCCCAGTGGGCTTCGGCGGCTCGGTCGTAGGCGCGGGCGGCCTCGATCTCGTCGTCGTATCGACCCAGGTTCCGAGAACGTCCGCCGATGCTGACCTTTGACTGCCATCGGCCTCGTGATCGGTCCCAGCTCACCCCTTTGTATGCCGAGCTGTGCATGGATCCGTCTGGGCGGCGGGGCTTGCCCATGTTGGCGCGGTTCTGAGAGGCGGTTGCAGTGCGCAGATTCTCTCGACGGTTGTCGAGGCCATCTCCATTGATGTGGTCGGTTTCGCAGCCGTCGCGGGTGTTCTTGATCGTGCGGTGCAGGTAGCGAACGGAGTCGGCCACGTTCGCTGACACGTAGGTCTTCCCGTTGTGGCCAAACAGTGGCGACCAGGGGTGCCAGTGCACGTAGCGCAGATCTTCGAAGTCGACCAGGGTCGAGTGGTTCAGGTCGAGCATGACGCGGCACACGCCGGCGGGGAGCATCTCGGCCTGCTCGATCGCGGCGGTCACTCGGCACCCACCCTCTGGACCAGGGCCCGCGCTGTCTCCTCGGTAGCCCTGGCCACGTTGAGCCGGGTGCCGGCGTAGATCTCCCGGCAGGTCCCGTCGGAGGTGCCGAGGATCTGGCCGATCTCCCGCCAGGGTTTCCCGGCGTCCCGGCAGGTGGTGATGACGTAGAGGGTGTCCTCGGCGGGGACCACGGCCCGCGCCTGCTCTTCTGCTTGGGCCGGTGGCGTTGGCGCCTGGTCGGCTTCGGCTCGCTGAGCCTCGTGCCGGACCCTGGCGTTCCGGCGCTTGAGCGCCCGTCGTTCGTCCTCGGACAGGTTTCCCCAGACGCCCGCGTCCTGGCCGGTGTCGAGCGCCCACCGCAGGCACGTCTCGACGACGTCGCACCGACGGCAGACGGCCTTGGCTTCCTCGATCTGCTCGACTGCCGCAATCCCCGAGCTACCGACCGGAAAGAACAGCTCAGGATCTTCGTCCAGGCAGGCGGCGTCGAACCGCCAATCGTCGACGTGCGCCGGGGATGTGCCCCAGGCGGCGAGCACGCTGCGGTTCATGACCTTCCCTTCGGTGGGCCGGGCTTGGGGTGTGGGCTCGGCGCCGGGCGCACGTCACCGCCGATGTCGAACATCAGCCCTCGCGCGACCCGGTCTTCGGTCCGAGCGGCGCTGGCCTTGTCCGCGACGATCAGCGTGCTGATGGTGGCGACGGCCCGGGCCGCAGCGACCATCGCGTCCAGCAGCGCCGCCTGTGCATCGGAGAGCGTCTGCCGCTCGGACGGGGTCACTGCCCACCACCGACCGCCGCGTGCAACGGCACGGACCGGCTGCGCTCAACGTCGAGCATCAGCGACCCCGTCGGCGTGGAGCTGATCACCCGGGCGCGCAGGATCAGCTGCGGGTCGTGGACCTTGTCCGGTTCCAGGGCGGGCACGGCCAGCTCGTCGCGGTGACCGAGGCCGAACACCTCACGGACGTAGCTACCTTCGGGCTCGGCGGCCAGCAGGTGGTCGAACAGCGGGTGCGGGCCGAGCGCGGCCTGCTCGGTGACGGCGGTGTCAGTCGTGGTCGTCACTGGAAGTCCACGTCCTCATCGGCTTTGACTGCTTCGCGAAGCCCGGTGATGAACCGCTCGGTAGTTCCGCGCATCCCCAGGCGCGCGATGTGGCCTGCGGATTCGGCCTCGTCCAGCTTCGGCAGCAGCTCTTCCAGCCGATCGGCCAGCGGCTCGGCCTGCGCCGGATGTATCACGCCGTCGCAGTCCGAGTGCGCGATGAGGACCACCAGCGGGTCGGCCGGGGTGGCGTCCCATTCACCGGCGTAGTTCGAATCGACGATGGCCGCCCAGTCGATGTTCGGCTGCTCGTGCGTGAAGAAGTCGGTCCTCTCCGTGACGAGCGTGTATCCGGCAGCCTCTGCGAGGTGGTTGCGCCAGCGGCTGAAGGCCGAGTACGCGCCGTGCCAGCAGTCGTGCGTTGTGTCGAGGCCCATTGGCTTTTCCTTCGAGACAGGAGGGTCTGGGATAGTGGGGGATCGTGCGGCCGGGGATCGAGACTCCCCGGCCGCGCGCCAAGCTCAGGGGGACGGCGCCCTACGTGCCCTGGTACATGTTTCGGCAGCTCGTGGCGGTGTTGCAGTGGGTGCCGACGTTCGCCCCGCCGAGGTCGTACCGGAAGAACCTGACTCCGCGAACGCTGAGCCCATCGTGGATAACCCAGGTGATGTACGGGGCGGTGTTGTAGGAACAGTGATGGGCCGGGTTCAGGACGACGTCGGTCTCGGCCTCCCGGAACCCGCTAGTGACCCAGTTGCCTGCGGGGGTCAGCTGTTCCATCCGGTAGCAGACGCCCGGTGAATCCGGACCCTTGGCCTGCAACGCTCCGTAGAACGCCAGAGTGTCGCCGTTGCCCACCCGGTAGGCGGTGCTGTGCACCGTGTTCTGGCTGATGTCGCTGTCGGGGATGGCGGCCTGAGCCGCGCCAACCCCGACGAACCCCAGCAGCAGCGCGGCGAGGCCGAGCGCGAGCCCGATCCGCTTCGAAACCTTGGTCATGTCTTGCCTTTCGTGTGTGCGAGTGGATCAGGTTCACTCGGCCGAGTGGTGCCCGCCCCGGGATTCGAACCCGAACCTCTACCGGCTCCCCTTGCGCAGGAACCGGCGGCGCTCTGCCGTTGAGCTAGGCGGGCCTGTGCGACCGAGCCGGGGGTCGATGTGAGCCGCCCGGTCCCGGCCGCCGTTCAGGGGGTGCGCGGTCGCGGGCGGCCGACCTCGATCGGGGAAACCCTGATCACCTTGATCAGGCGCAGGCAGATCTTCGGCCGGACCGCTATCGGCAGATGGCATTTCACCGGGAGGCGGCACCCAGCCGGTCGCACCGACTCAGGCAGGTGGCACTTCGCGGGCTGGCGAGCGACCATCGGCCCGGAAACCGGCGGGGCGTACGCGGATGCGGCCGGTGCGGTCAGCGCCGAGCAGCCAATCAGGGCTGCGGCGGCGAGAGCCGTGAGGATCTTCTTCATGGGATGTCCTTGTTAGATCGTTGAAAGGACCAGCACCACAACGGCGATGGTGAACAGTGCGCGGCCGAGGGCGAGCAGGAAGGCGAGCTGACCGCCGCCGGTCGAGCGCGGGATGGTGTGCTTCACGAGCCACCCCCTAACGGCCAGTCGATCAGCTCCGCGTAACCCGGATGCAGCGCCCGCCAATGCGTCTCGTGGGGCGTTGGCCCTTGCTGCGGTCGCCGAGCCAGCAGGCGCCAGGAGTCCGCGCTCACCGCGAGCACGGTCCCGATCGGAGATCACGTCGGCACGGACGGCAGCGAGCAGGCGGGCCGGGATGGTCACCATGGGCTCGGCGGCTGGGCGTGCCTTGTCCGGGTTCACCGTCGGCATGTAGTCGACCTCGGCCGCATCGGCGATCAGATCGACGGCGGTCCGGACGCCCGGATGGCGGGCCAGCTCCGGCCGGTCCAGGTCCCACGCCCGGCTCATGAGTCACCGCCGAACCGGTCGATCGACTCTTCAGTCCGGGTGATGTTCCGGACTCGCACGATGTCCGCTTCCAGGGCCGAGAGGACGAGAGTCCATGCCCCGTCGAACTCGCCGTGGAAATTGATTAGCTGTGGACGCACGATCGCGCCGAAGGTGCTGCCAGGCCAAGACACCTGGTGGGCCTGGATCCTCTCGACATGGCCAGTTGACCAGGTGATCTCGAACGTCTCGGGTGCCCCGTAATCGCTCACCGGATCACGTCCTCGTCGAACACGGGATCCATCCGGTCGGCCACCCAGTCCACGGCGTCCGAGCAGAACCGCAGGACGGCCAGCAGGGCACGGGTGGCCCACGCGCGCAGGCCGGTCTCGGGCGGGATCTGCGCCCGCATCTGGCGGCGGGTCACGACGGCCCACCGAACCCGACGATCAGCACGCCGCTGCCCTTGTCGTACCGCGTGTTCTTCTGCTCGGACATGTTGGGGAAGCAGGTCATCTTCACGTCGCCGGTCTCGACCGCCCCAAGGGACTCATCGTCGAAATCGATCTTGTACCAGAGATGGCCGAAACAACTGGCGTGGACTGCGCCGCCCTTCAGGACGTAGGCATAGTCCGTCGTCCGGGAGTCGTCCCAGGGCCACGGCCATCCGGCATCCGGAAGGGTCGAGTCGTCGCGGCTGGCAAGGAATCTGGCGACGTTGGCCCGGTAAACCGCATCGCTGGTCGAGCGCAGCAGATCGAGGTCGATGCCGCCCGGATAGCCGTCCCAGGCGATCGAGCCGAGCCAGGTCATGTCCTCGGAGTAGAAGTCGGCGCGCGTGCCCATCAGTGGCCACCAATCAGGAATAGGCCCGGCGTAAAGCTCAGGGCGGCGAGCAGGACCAGGAGCCCCGCGAGCAGGGCGACCGGTGGGACGACGGTGAGGACGACGGCGGTGTGGCGGACGTCCAGGCGGCGGTCCAGCACCCGGCGGCCCCTCACAGGGGCACCCGGGCGTTAAGCCCCTGGTAAACGCCGTCAGCGGTCGCCTGCGCCTCGGCCTGGCTGTTGTAGCGAACTGCCGATGCCAGGTACGCGAACCCGTAAACGTGCCGGTCGTCGTACGGCCGCTGCCGGACCGCGTCGCGGGCATCGTCGGCGACGTGCTGCAGGTCGGTCCTGAGGTCGTCGGCGACGACCACCTGCGCCCACCAGTCGAAATCCAGGGCCAGGCAGTCGCACCCGTGGTCGATCATCGAGCAGAGATAGGCGCGGTACTCGGCGCGTTTCGTGTCGGCGCCCAGCCGGGTCTCGGTGCTCATGACCGCACCCGCCAGTCTTCTCTCGGATCCAGGTCCGGCCACGTCGCGCCCGCGAGCGGCTCGTCAGCCGGCCACTTCTCGAGCGACGGGTGCGGGGTGGTCTCCGCCCGGCGCATCCGCCAGAAGCACCCGCCGACCAGCACCAGCAGGCAGGCCAGGGTGAACCCGACCTTCCCGGTGGCGCCGGCGATCGAGACCAGCACCGTGCCGAGCAGGCCGAGGCTGAGGACGGTGGCCAGGGACGCGCGACCCGCCTCGGTGCGCGCGCACTCGGCGGCCCACCGGTCGTCGTCGGCGCACCACGCCGGGCCGGGTACCGGCTCGAAGCAGTCCAGGCAGATGTACCCGCCGTCGTTGCGCGCCCGGCTGTACGGGTGCGCGCAGGTGACCGGTGTGACGACCGTGGTCTTGTCGGCGCGGGACAGGCACAGCTGGCAGAACCGCCACCGGCGGTCGCCCACGTTGACGGTGACCTTGACGGCGCCGGAGCGACGGCACCGGGTGCAGGTCTGCTCGGTGGAGCGGGCCGGGCTGGTTACGGGGGGCGCGGCCAGCCCGGCCACGGTGCGGGAGGACGCACCGTCCCGGACCTCGGTACGGGGGCGATCCGAGGTCCGAGCGTCTTGGGAGGCGGTCATGACGTCGCCTGCTTGGCTTCGGCGATGAGCTCGCGGAGGTAGTCGACGGCATGGTCGTCGTCGAAGCTGAAAAAGAGCTCGTCGGCCTCGTCCTCGGTGAGGCCGAGCAGCTGAGACCCGGCGCTAGCCACGTCCACGGTGAAGGCGTAGCCGTCGCCGGAGAGCATCTTGACGGCCTCCAGAACATCGACGCCTTTCGCGATCAGGCTCCCTGACCAGACTGCTTCGGCGTCGGGGCTCAGGACGACGGCCCAACCGGCGATGCACTGGGTCGTGTTGCATCCCCGCCGAATGCCGTAGCAGTTCTGGTCGTGCATCTCGGGGTGCGCGGTGACCTGCTCGAGTACTGCTTCGGCGAGCGGCAGGTTCAGGACGACCGGGGTCGCCTCGGCGGCGAGGGCGGTCACGATGCGACCTCGACGTCGCTGCTGCCGGTGAGCCGTCGGTGGGCTTCCGCCCACGTCATGGACATGTCGCCGTCGGCCGCCTCGATCAGGCTTTCGAGGTAGTCGCGCCGCCTCTTGTCGTGCGCAGCGAACCGGGCGGTCAGCTCTTCGCCCCGCTCGGCGTAGATCTGAAGATCCTTGAGTGGTGCCTCAATCGGCTCGAACTGGTCGAGCGGGAACAGGGTGCCTTGCGGGTCGGTCATCTCGGCCAGCTGCCGGGCGCGGTCGCGGGCGATCTCGGCCGACGTGCGGTAGTCAGCAGGGGGCTCGCCGTCGAGTCCGGGGAATGACGGGAACCCGGCCTGAGTGAGCTCGTACCAGGTCGGGAATTCCGTAATGGCATTACGGAATTCCGTCTCCGTTTTGTAGGTGCGGGCGCACCGCAGGCGCCACTGGAGCTCGCGCTCGGAGAGGACGACATCGCGCTTCGCGTGGGCCTCGATCAGCTCGGCCGCCGCGCCGGGGCGCAACTGGCTGCTGCCGGGGGCGAACAGGTCGGGGTCGGCCAGCAGGCGAAGGCCCTGCATCCACCGTTCGCGGATAGTGCCTGAGTCGCCGGTCGCGATCGTCCGGGACTGATTGACGTACTGCGTGGTCTTCATGAGGCCACCGCCGACGTCTCGCCGGTGGAGGGATCGGCGGCCGAGTGGTCCTCGGCGTCGGGGACGTGCGCAACCTGCCGTGCGCTGGTCGGGCGCTCGCTGTCGCCGAACCAGTCGCGGAGCGTTTCCCAGGAGACCGTGACGCCGGAGACGGCCGAGAGGTCGGTGGCGATGGTTCGCCAGCTCAGCCGTTCCTTCCGGGCCGCCTCGACGTACGCCTGCAGGGAACGCCCCAGCCGGAGCTGGACCAGCTCATACTTGGGGGTGTTCTGTCTCATGCCGCTGAATCTGTCACTGACAGACTTGCGAGTCAAGGGGAACGAGCATATGCACGTGCAGTTTCTTTGATCAGTGACAGAAAGCTTGACAGTTAGTGGGGCCGCCTACACCCTGATGCAATGACCGCACAACCTGTGGACGCTTGGGTCCCTGAGGACTCCCTAGCGAATCGACTGCTCTTGGTGCGCCGCCAGCTCGGCATGACACAACGTCTCGCCGCCGAGGTCTGCGGACTCACCTTCGGGGAATGGCAGTCCCTGGAGGATGGCCGTGCTGCACGTGATATTGGTCGCAAGGTGGCCGCCATCAGTGCACACCTGCACGTCGACCGTGACTGGCTCATGTGGGGAGGTGCACTTTCCACTACCCCGCCCGCCGTTGACCAGGTAACATATGTTACTAAGCGTTATCGGATCGGCGCCGTCCGTGACATTCGCCCGAATCTGTCACGTTCTGACATCGTCCATTCACCGAACGCGACATCCCCCAAGCGTCCTAGAACCGCATTCAGGACTTACCCCGACACGCGGGCATGTCACAAGATCGCGTCATGAACCCGACAAACCCACGGAACATCGAGACGCGGTGGACCGCCGCGATGCTCACCGAGGGCCATTCGAGGCACACCATCCGCCGCCGGATCGGCACCCTCACGCGCATCCAGAAAGCGCTGCGCAAAAGCGCCCTGGACCTCGACATCGACGACATCACCCGCTGGCTGCAGCGCTACCCCGCCAGCGCCACCCGCGCCGCCTACTTCCACGACCTGGAAGCCTTCTACGCCTGGGCGAACCTCGCGGGCCTCGTCGACGACGACTACCGGTGCCCCACCGACCGGATCAAACGACCCCGCCAGCCCAAACGGCTGCCCCGGCCCATCAGCACCGAGCAGCTGTTCGCCGCCCTGGACACCGCCACCGGCGACGTCCTCGACTGGATCCGGCTCGGCGCCTACCAGGGCTGCCGGATCAGCGAGGCGGCCGCTGTGACGGGGGAGAACATCAGCGGCACCACCATCCGGATCCTCGGCAAACGCAACTCCGACAAGACCATCCCGTTGCATCCCGAGGTCGCGAGCATCGCGCACCGGAAACCCCGGCGCGGCTGGTGGTTTCCCGGCACCGGCATCACCGGGCACACCACCGCCCACCACATCGCCGAGAAGGTCTGCGAGCACTTCGACGAGCTCGGCGTCCCGGACTTCACCTACCACCGGCTGCGGCACTGGTGCGCGACCGAGATGCTCCGCTCCGGGGCGTCCCTGCCGGAGGTCCAGTTCTTCCTCCGCCACGAGGTGATCAGCTCCACGGTGCTCTACACCGAGATCCTCCGCGACGAGGTGGCCATCGCCGCGGCCCGGCTGCCCCGCCGGACCAGGCGGCCCCTCGCCGCCGCCAGCTAGCCCACCATTTGTGCCGGCCCGCCGGGGGCGCAACCCCGGCGGGCCGGCTGAACCGACCAGACCCCACGGAGGTCCAGCCATGACGATCCAACCACTCACCCCCACCGAACGCTCCTCTGGAATCGAGCCCCTGCCCGACGGGTGGTGCTACACCTGCTGGGGAAGCTCCTGCCGCAGGCCGCGCGACACCGCCCGGCACGAGCGGGCCAAGCCCGAGACCCTCGCCGTGACCGCCGAGCGGATCGCCTGGCGCACCCTGCTGGACGGCGAGATCCCGGTCCGGGTGGGCGATTGGACCGCCGGGCACCTCGACCTGATCAGGGCGGTCGCGACCGAGCTGCAGGACATCGTCGCCGGTGTTGAGGCGCTCGACCGCAGCCTGGCCAGGTCGGCCGACTAGGCGGGGCCGCGCGGGCGGGCCGTGGTGGTGGAGGGGAACCACACCGCCCGCGCGGCAACTCAGGGGGCGGCGCTCACGTACATGATCGCCCGCGTGTCCTCGCTGAAGCCGACCCGGCCGACGCCGGGGATCTCCAGGGGCAGGTACTCCAGCTCGGAACCCCGCGGCTCCGGCCAAGCCAGGAACACCACCACCCGCGCCGGATCGTGCCAGTCGTGGGTGGTGTGGTGCACGACGTACCCGCGCTCGCGCAGCCAGGTCATCACCTCGGCTGGTTCCAGCGCCATGACCAGGGCCCCTGTGCTCGTCCGTCGGGTTGATCGCCCCGCCCCGGCCGGCTCGGCGTACGGCACGACCTGGGGCGGGGGTTGCAACACACCGTAGGACAATCCTCCGAATGAGTGAACATCTTCTCTCGCACACAGACGATTTGTACGCTCACCCGGTTGGCTCTGTGCTGCGCCGGACGCTTCTCCGTACGGTCCGTCGCATGGCCGCACTGGAGGACGTCATCGCCGCGAACGTGCGCGGCCACCGGGCGCGGCTCAAGCTCACCCAGCGCCAGCTCGGCGAGCGCCTCGGGATGGCCGGCGACACCGTGTCCGACATCGAGACCGGCCGCCGGACCATCGCCGCCAACGACCTGCCGCGCCTGTGCGCGGCCCTCGACATCACGTTCGCCGAGCTGGTCCAGCGGGCCGAGCCGGGGGACCTGCGAGCGCTCGGGCTCTGACCGCCCGGCGCTCGGTGCTGGAAGATTTCCCGAATCGCCGGACAAATCACCGACCGGGGCGCACCATCAGCCTCATGGTCGAAGTCAAACGCAAGCCCGTGATCGTCCTGGTCGTCGCCCTGACCGCGGCGGCGATCATCGGCGTCCTGAACGGCGGGTTGTCGCCGGTCGGTGCGCCGGCCACCGCCGCGCCGCTCGCCGCCGACACGGCGACAGTCCCCACCACGCGGATCGTCGAGATCACCCTGACCGGTGAAGGCGTGACGTCGGCGGATATCACGATGCGGGTCGGCAACGACACTTCGCAGGAGAGCGTGGACGTCCCGATGGCGGATGAATTAACCGGCGAGCCGGGCATGACGTTTGCCGTTCCAGCCGGAACCTTCGTCTACTTCTCGGCCCAGATAGAGAACGATTACGGTGCGTTGGACTGCGAGCTGACGGTGAACGACGTCCAGGTCTCCGTCAGCCACGCGGACGTCGCCTACGGCATCGTGACCTGCTCCGGCAGGGTCTGACCGCAAACGACGAAACCGCCCCACCCGAAGGTGAGGCGGTCCGTCTTCCGGAGCCGAGCGATGCGGAAACGCTACCCGCATCGCCCCCGGGTCTTACTCTGCGGCGGGGGGACAGGGAGCCGCTGTGATGGCCTTCGGCTGGCCGCCGGATCGCGACCCGCCTGGTGGCGTGTGGTCGGCCCGGACATCCATTCCCTCAGCGTCCCCCCTCTATGTGGAGGCTGGGTGCGGTGATGCTAACCCAAGCGCCGACCAGGCCATCGGACCAGCCACATACCAGTCGACGAACGGGCGGCGGCCGGACTCGGCGAGCAGCGGACAGCCGACCGCCGCGTCATCGATGTAGAGGTTCGCGTACTGCTTCGGCGAGGTGGACCAGCTCTGCTCGGGGTTCTCGTTGATACCCCAGAACGCCACGCCCCGCTCGGCACAGAACTCGACAGCCTCGGCCAGCGTCTGGTCGCTGCGCATCGTCCAGAGGATCAGCTTCACGCCCGCGCCCTGGAACCGGAGCAGCCAGTCGAACGCCCCCTCGACCTCGGCGCCGATCGCCGGGTATTCGTGCTCGACGAGCGTTCCGTCGAAGTCGACTGCGACGATCAACGGCTACTCCTTCGGCTTGTTGGGGATCTGGAACACGGCCAGCCCGGCGACGATCGCCGCGCCGACGATGGTCGCGATCTCCGCGTTGGTGAAACCGTCCGGGTAGGCGGTGATCCCGGCCGCTACTGCTGCGGCCACGCCGGCGGCGAGCGCCTTGCGGATCGTGGCGAGGTTCATGGTCACTCCTTGGGGTTTCGTGCATGAGGTGCTGGTTGCTGCGGGCGTTTCTCCAGGTCACCCTCATCGGGTGAGCCCTCGCGCAGCGCCTGGATCGTGATGATGAACCGCCACCACAGGACGACCACCACCAGCCCGAACGCGGCGACCCGCAGGCCCTGGAACCAGGACGAGTCACCGAAGATCTGCCGGACGCACCCCAGGACGAGCGGGATGGACACCGCCGCCATGTAGGCCATCAGGTGCCTGCCCCAGGTGCTGCGCCACCAGGTGACCCTGGAGAACACGATCACCGACCCCACGGCGGGGACCGCAGCGATCCACAGCAGGATGTTGCCGACGAGCTGGACGCTCACGCACGCCCTCCCCGCATCGCCTGGTGCATCCGAGCCGTGATCCGGTTCTCCTGGTGCAGCTCGCGGACCTCATCGGCGAGGCGATGCGTTTGCGCCTGCTGGGCTTTGCTCTTCTCCACCTGGGCTTTCGCTTCCTGAATCCCGGGCCGCAACCGCAGCCACCGCGTCAGGCTGATCATGAGGCCACCTCGCCCGCGGCCTCCGGCAGTGCCCGCAGAACATCGCGGGTCGCCCGACCGGTGCTGGCCAGCTCCTGGTTGATCTCCTGCTGGATCGTGAACGCCTCACGCCAGTACCCGCGTTCGGAACCGGCGACCAGGTCGCCGCGCAGGATCGACCTGACGAACGCTGCGTTGAGGCCCACGCTGACGAGGATGACCAGCAGCAGAACCGCGACCACCGGGTTGTCGGGGACAGCAGGCAGAGTCACTGCGCCGGAGGGGGCGCGGCTGCCAGTGCAGCGAGGATCTGATCCACCTTGACGGTGAGGTTGCTGAGCTGACCGCCGTTGGAGGCGGCCTGGGCCTTGACCTCGCTCAGCTCGGCCTCCAGCGCGGCGAGCCGCTTCTCGGTCGATGCCGAGCGCAGGTCGAGCTCATGCAGCAGCCCGTCCACCTGCTGGCCGGCCAGTGCTGGCTTGGCTGTCCAGACTTCATTGGCGATCTTCGCGAGGTCGGGCTCGGAGAGTGCCACATCTGCCTCCTGTGTCTTGCCGGCCAGGACCGCCTTGACCCTGGCCACAATCCCGGGGATCTGCGCGATCCGCTGCGGCCCGGGGCATTCCTTGCCGACCTTCGTCGACCACCGCTCGCCACCCGGCTGCAGGAACCCCGCCGGGTGCGTGCCGCCGGAGTGCTGGACGCCGAGCCGGTGGAAGCCGATGCCCCGCCTGCCCGGCATGCTGTCGGGAATCAGAACCGCGGGGATCGAGTACTTCTTGCATGCCCACGCGGTGATCGCGACGATCGCGTCCAACTGCTTCGGGGTCCACGGCTCGATATCGGCTGGACTCTGGGGCGCGTTGTCGCCGGTCTCGATGGAGATGATCCGGTCGTTGCCCTCGAAGTTGGCGTCGGCACTGAACTCGGTGTCCTGCCACTGGTAGACGACGCCGTCGAGGCCGTCGCCCCATTTCCCGCCGACACCGAAGTGCGACTCGGTGCCGCCCCAGCCGTTGGCCCGGAAGAACCGGTCGGTGCTGCTGAGGTTCCCGACCATGGTCACTAGGTATGCAGGCACACGATGTCGTGCGCCTGCATACGCGACTGGCCCTGCTCCTTAGCTAGGGGGCGGTATTTCGCCCCGGGGTATGTAGTCATTGGTGATCACCCCACTATCTCTTGATAGGGTGCAGAACGTGAATGTCTGCACCAATGGTTGCGGTAGGAAGTGCTACGGCCGGGGTCTCTGCAGTCCCTGCTATCAGCGCGCAGCGCGAGCCGGGACACTGCCAGTTGACTGGGTGAAACCGAAGCGCGACCCCGTTGAGCGGATGCTGGCGAAGGTCGACAAGAGCGGCGAATGTTGGCTCTACCTGGGCGCGAACAACGGCAAGGACTATGGCGTCGTTGGCGACGCTCAGGGCCGCTCCGTCTATGTGCACCGGCTCATGTACCAGCACTCCAAGGGACCGATCCCCGATGGCGTGGAGGTCTGCCACACCTGCGACGTACGCAACTGCGTGCGACCGGAGCATCTATTCCTCGGCACTCACGCGGAGAACGAGGCGGACAAGGCCGCGAAGGGCCGCGCCGAACGCGGAGCGGACCGCTGGAGCGCGAAGCTCACCGAGGATGACGTCAGGTCCATCCGCACCCGCGTGGCAGCCGGGGAGCGACGCCAGGCGCTCGCCGACGAGCACGGCGTATGTCTAGCTAACGTCGACCTGATCGTGACCCGCAAGCGCTGGAAGCACGTGGCCTAGCAGCACGATGTCGTGCCGGACCATGCGGGGCTGGCCCTGCTCGGGCGCCAGGGGGCGGAACTTCGCGCCGGGGTATGTCGTCATCGGGCGGGCCCTCTCTCCTCAAGTGTCGGGTTCATCGGGGTAGCCGTCGGCCTGCGCCGTATTCAGCGCCGCCTGCAGCTCCTGGTCGGTCAGCACGCCCTTGTCGACGAGCAGCTTCACGAGGACGCCCACGATCGCCAGGACGGACGTCACCATGACCTGAGTTCGCTTGTCCGACAGGGACGATCCGAGCTTGATTGCAACGCCCTGCTGGGCCGTCCGCATGGCGACGACGTAGGCCTTGACGGTGGCCATCAGAAAGGCAGCGTTCCGATGTGCCGGACGACGTAGGAGCCGATGCCGCTGGTGACCCGGAAGCTCTGCAGGAACGTCTGGGTTCCGGGGGTCAGGCCAGTCTGCAGGTAGGCGGTCGCGCATTTGGTCACCCGGTTGGCGCCCGAGCAGTCCACGGCGATCCCCACCGAGTCGTTGGCGGCAATCGTCGTCGCCCCGGACACGGCGTAGGACGCCCACGACCTGGCGCCCGCCGTGTCGTTGCCGAGCGAGGCGCCGTGGAAGACAAGGATTTTCGGGCCGGACGCCGAGTTGCACCCGGCCCCGCCGGTCAGGTTCGTGTAAGAGGTGCTGTTGGTTGTGTCGGTCCCGCCGCCGGTGTAGAGGTCGAAGTTTGGTGCCCGCGCAACGATCGTGTTGACCGCCGTGGCAACGAAATACTGACCGACCCCGGCCGCTTTCGCTGTGGCCGTCTCGTTCAGGTCGGCGCCCAGGATGTTCAATTGGGCAGCAGTGAGGGCATTGCCGGAAACGAAAGTCGGGGGCGCCGTCCAGGCCATCAATGCCCCCGTTCGATCGCAGGCCGCTGGGCGGATTCGAGCGCCCCGGCTTGGACCTCGTTGTCGACGATGGACAGCAACCGCCGTGACGGGCCCCCGTCCTCAAGCGCACCCGTGGGCACTATCCCGTGCCGCATGTTCTCTCCCACCAGGTCGATCAGATCCTCATCGGGACGCCAGTTCTGGGTGTCGCGGAACGGCCGGGCCAGCACCAGGGCTTCGATCTCGGCGATCCGGTACGGCCAGTCCACGCCGCACGTCAGGCCGCACCCGCCGTGTGAGAGGCGGCAGTAGAACCGGGCAGCATCCAGCCCGCCCGTGGTGTTGTCGTCGCAGCGGCCGCGCTTCTCGACGTTCCCGCAGCCGCGCGGGCAGTCGGCCACCCACTGGCCCGCGTACAGCCAGGCGACAGCACGCAGGTCAGTAGCCAAGTGGCGTCGCCCCATCGAGCAGTGACGTGCCGAGGATGAACACCGATGTCGGGGCCGTCGGTACGGCCTCCAGTCCGAAGGTGATCTCGTGGGCGTTGGTTCCCTCGGTTGAATGGCTGATCGATTCGATGAAGAACGGCACCGACGCCAGCGCTGTCTCCGGCTCGACCACGGTCACCCGGTCCGACAGGTCCAGCGCCAGCAGCGCGGCCAGCCGGGCATCCTGCGTCCTGGCGCAGGAGAACCGCACGCTCAGGATCGGTAACGGCTGCTTGCGCTGCAGGATGAACAGGTCCGCGATGTCCCGGGCGTCCTGCCTGGACGCCCACACTGGCTCGGAACCGGACGGCAGGCCCCGCTGCCCGTAGTCGGCGATGGAGGTCGCATCGGTCGCGGTGATCTGGAAGGTCCGCCGGACCGGCACGGACGTGGCGCGCAGCGCGAGGCCCCGGATGGTGGCGCCGGCACCGGTCGCGGTCACCGTGATCGAGGTGGATGCGCCGGAGGTCCGCGACAGGGTGACGCTGGACACCGCGCCGCTGATCACCTCGAAGTCGGTGTCCTCCTCGGGGACGACCGCGCTGTGGAACGGCTCGGTCGCCTGGATGGCAACCACTGTCGAACCGGACGGCACGACCGTGGTCGTCTCGTCGGTGGACCAGACGACCTCCGCTGCACCGGTCGATGACCGCTCGGTCACCGAGATGCTCACCGAGTTCACGATGTTCCGCCAGGCGTCGTCGTACGCGAAGCCCTTCGACATGATCGGTTCAGCTGAGCCCGAGGTGCCCCGCCACGTGGACTGGCTGACCAGGCTCGCCGACCGGATGAGCCGATGGTGCCGGTCTCTGAAGACGATCTCCCCGGACGGGCCGATCGTCAGCAGTGCCGGCGGTCCTTCCGAAACAACGATCTGGGTGAGCATGTCGAGGACGTCCGCGCCGTCCGCCCACCACCACGGGACGACCGTCGCGCCCGTGTCCAGGTCCCGCCCGCCGGTCCAGCCGGCCGCGGTCAGGATGGTGTCGATGATCGCGCCGGTCCGCAGGCCCTCGAACAATTCGGTGCTGATGGTCTGCCCGCGGAAGTCGGCCAGCCAGTCCACGAGGCTGAAAGTGACCTGCTTGGACTCGACGTCCGGGTTGATCGGTGAATCGTCGGTGTGGCCGGAGAAGATCGCGTAGGTCGTCCCGAGAACGGTGCGGGTGATCTTCACCGGCCGCGCCGGTTTCACGTTCCCGGTCAGCGGCGAGCCGGTGTTGCGCGGCGAGTAGTCGCGAGTGCGGTTGTCGAGGCTGAACGACCCGCGGCCGGCGATGATGGGCGTCAGGTTGGTGGACTGGTCCCGGCCGAACTGCGCCTCCACCGGCCCGCGCACCCGGTCGGTGACGACGTCGCCCACGTTGACGTAGCTGCCGTTCTTGTTCCAGTCCACGGCGACCAGGAGCTGGGAGCTCACTTCAGCCTCCCGTGCCGCTTGGCGTTCTCGATGACCCGCACCAGCTTGTTCTCCAGCTCGATGTCGGAGCCGGTTGCGTTGATGGTCACCTCGACAGCGCCGGAGCCTCCCCCGCCGCTGCCGTTCACCCGCACGAGCCGGTCGAACTGGCGTGTCTGGCGAGGCGACAGGACCCGCTCGTCCTGCCCGGATCGGTTCACGGCGATCCCGCCGGGCCGGATCATCCCGCCCCGGTCGGCGATGAACACCTTCCGGATCGCATCCCCCAGGTAGTCGTCGCCCCTCGGGTCCAGCAGGTCGAACGGGGCATCCCCGATGACCGGCCCTCCCTTCGCGTATCCGCGCAGGTGGGCGACCCGGTCGAACATCCCGTTCCGCGCGCCGCGGGCCGAGCGGCCCATATGGAAGCCCACAGATCCGGACGACTCGACGTTGACGCCGTTGATCGTGCCGGCCATGTGACCGGGGTTGCCGCTGAACGACCCGATCGAGAAAGCGCCGGGACCACTGACAAACCCGGGCCACGGGAACGTCCCCGTCGTGCCCCGCCGGGCGTACGGGCTGCGGCCCTGGACGACGTTCAGCAGCGCGCTCATGGCACCGGAGCAGTCGTACCCGCGCGGGCCCACACCGCCCCAGATGTACGGCTTGCCGACCTGCTGCCGGGCGAACGCCAGCGCCCCAGCGAGGGACGGGTTGTAGCCGACTGCACCCTGAGCGATCCTCAGGAGCTTGTCCGCGAGCCGCGATGATGTGCCGGCGGCGATCTGCGCCTCACCGCGGCCGAACTGGGCGGCGAACACCGGGCCGCCGGCAGCGAAGCCGGGACCCCTGACCGCGCGGCGCATCCCCTCCACTGCACTGTGACCGCCGGCCGCGTGCACCTCACGAGCAGTCCACACGTGCTCGCCATGCGACAGCATCGCCGGGATCGAGTCGGAGGTGCCGCTGCCGGCCCCCCGGATCGGCCCGCCCCTCGCGTTGAATGTGACGCCGCCACGGGTAGAGCCCTGCCCGCCGCCGACCCGCACCCCGTACAGGGTTTTCGGGATTCCGTTGAGAAGCTTCAGTTGGATCGTCGAAGAGACCTTTTTCGGGATTCCCAGGATCTCCATCGCATACGCGTGGGCGGCCTTCTTCGACAGGCCGAAGCCCTTCGGGCCGGCCATCCGCTCCAGGGCCTTCCGGCCCTGCTCGGTGATGTCTGCCTGCTGCTTCTGCGTCGCACCGGCCAACTTGGCGTTATCGCGCCACTGAAGGGTGCTGGAGGCGATCTGGTCCAGAGCAGTCCGGTTGGCCCGGCCTTTCTCCGTGTGCTTGTCGAGGGTTCTGCCGTTGTCTTTCAGTGCCTGCGTGGCGTCGTCTGTGGCGGCCTCGAAGGCGTTCTCCGAGCCCCGGTTCTTCAGCAATGCGTTCGCATGTTCGAGCAACTGAGCATTGTTTCGCAGGATCTCGTCGGAGTTCGCCATCAGCGACTTGGTCTGCGCATTGGTAGATGTCACGAGGGTGGCGCCGACAATGGCCGCCGCACCGACGGAACCGACGAGATTCTCTGTCGACAGTGCCAGCTTGGATGTCTTATCCGTGGATTCGGCCACAGCCTTGGTGTACTCGGGGAACATGCGCTGAAGCGACGACAGGGGCACGCCGGCCTCAACCGCTGAATCTGAGTAAAGCTTGAATTGGCGCTGAGCCTCGTCGACTTTCCCGCCGCGCACCAACTGGGTAAAAGCCTGGTCCAGTTTCTGGGTTCGTTCCGCGAAGTCCTTCTGGCCCCTGCCCATGTCGTCGATCTGGGCGATGCGAGCGGCCCAGCCCTGGTCGAGGGCGTCGTGCGCCTGCCACCCGAATTCCTTCAGCGCCTCGGATGACGTGTCAACCTTGTCGCCGAAGATCTGCATCTCGTTCTGGAACAGCTCGATCTCAGCACCGGACAGGCGGCCCTTGCCCGAGATCTCGTCCATGCCCTTCGCGAGCCGGTCAACAGAGACGTTGGCCATGTCCCACTGGCGGAGCCTCTCGTCCGCCCACACCGAGGCGAATGCGGTGCCGACCACCGCAGCGGAGCCAGCGGCCAGAATCACACCTTTTTGAAGCGCAATGTAGGACGCTAGGGCCGATCGGTTCTGGCCGAGGACAAGCCCCATGATCACGTTCCACGCGGCCATCGACTTCGTTGCGCCGAGTGCGGCTTTGTTCACGCCCCAGATGGATCCGGCCAGGAACACGAAGCTCAGGGCAACCGGGGTGATGACCTTCTGGTTCGCCGAGATGACGTTGAGCAGGCCCAGCATTCCATCCATCAGCTTGTTGACCACGGGGAGCAACTTCGCCCCCAGCTCGCCCTGAAGATCCTCGAACCGCGCCGCCAGGATCCGCTGCTGATTCGCGAGCCCGCCGGACGTCTTCGCGAAGTCGCCTTGTGCGGTGCCGGTCTGCGCCAGCATCAGCCCGTAGGCAGCCTGCGCCTTGACCGCCGGGGACAGGGCGTCCTTGGTGGTTTTGATCAGGCCCTCCTTGAGGGCCTCGTTGCGCAGGGTGGCGTCGTTCATGTTGACCCCGAAGCGCCTCAACGGCTCGGTCTCACCGACAAGACCGGACCTGATGGCCTCCAGCGCCTCCGCCGGGGTGGCGTTGTTGAAAGATGCCATATCCGCAGCGAGAGTCAGCATCTTCGTGGACATCTTGGCGGCCTCGGCCTGCGGCAACTTCAGGCTCACGAACAGATTCCCGAAGGTGCCGGCCGCCTCCAGGGCCGCCCGCTTGCTGATGCCCAGGCTGGTCGCCGACGTCTCCGCGAAGTCCAGGACCGACTTCGACGACTTGCCGAACACCACATTGATTTTCGACGTGGACTCGCTGATATCCGAGGCAACGTCGATGGACTTCTTCGCGAACAGGCCCACCGCCACAGCAGCCGCAGCAGCGGCCAGCTTGACGCCGTCCCTCATCTTTTCGGACGACCGTGAGGTCTGGTTGAAGCTGTCGCCCAGATCGCGCGAGCCCCTTGCCGCGCCGTGGTCGCGCCAGAAGATGTCGAACCCGATATTCGCCATCAGGCAGATCCTCCCCGGCTTGCGTGCTCCACCTTGGCGGCGTGCTCCACCTTGGCGGCCATCTCGGCAGCGGCCTGGAGCATGGCCGCGCGGGCCTGTGGGCGGAAGGCCTCAGTCGGTTTGGTGAACCATCCTGGATGGACCTTCTGCTGCGCCCAGGGGACGTCCCGGCGGGACTGCCCGCCCTTCTGGAACACGGGGTGGCGGACCCAACCCGGATTGTCGAGGCCCTTCAGTTCCCTCAGCTCCCTGCTGCGGCCCACCAGGCGTACCCGGCCGGTGGCAGCGGACCGGGATACCCGGAACTTCGTAGCCGCGACTCTCGCGGCAAGCCCGCCCCGGCGCGGAAGAGTCTCCAGCGCCGACGCGGACAGATCCGCCTTCAGCGGCTCCACGGCCTTCGCCATCGCCTTCGTGAACTCGCGGCTCATCCCCTTGTCGCCAAACGCCTTGAGCTGCCTGGCAACCGCCCGCATCTGGTCGGCACCGTCATTCGCCACACCGATCACCGCCCCTCGCGTCGAGCCAGTCACAGGCGGCATCAAGCTCGAACAGGGACCAGTGGTCCATCTCGCGCAGGCCGGAGGCTAGGCCGGCTGCGGCGATGTCGAAGCGTCGACCTCGGAGGGCTCGGGCTGGTCTTTTGGGAGCCCGTGGTCACTCGCGATCCCCGCGTCGTCCAGCGCCTGCTCGACGTCGGACACCAGAGCTTCACCGACGTCCCGCGTCAGGCTCGCCCGCGTCTCGTCGTCGAGGTTCGGGTCCGCGAGCATCACCTCGAGAATGCGTTCCCGTTCGGCACTCGAGTAGTCGACGTCGATCTGGTTGGCGCGCAACGACAGATCGGCAAACCGGATCTTCGGCTGAGTGCGGCGCAGGCACAGCCACAGAGCCGCGCGGCGGGCTCGCTGGGACCCGCGGAAGAACAGCGCCCCGAACTCCTCGAACGTCCCCCAGGCCTCGCCGCCGATCAGCTCCACGGCTTCGGAGTCCGGGGTTTCCAGCTCGCCGGGGATGAACTCGAACTCGACGGGCGGCCCGTCGTCAGGCCGGTATCGAAGGATCATGCGCGCCTTCCTGGGTTCTGAGTTTCGCACCGAGCAGCAGGGCCCGCGGGTGTGGCGCCTTCTGGACGCGGTCGCTGTTGTGCAGGATGTCGATCGCCACGCAGCGGTGGCACAGGGCGCGAATGTGTGCGGCGTAGCGCTCTTCGTTCTCCGCCGCGGTCGTCTCCGGCAGGTGCCCACCGCAGGCGGGGCAGGAGTCGGCCTCGTAGTCGGCCAGGGCCAGGATCAGCTCCCGGTCCTCCTGCGTCCACGCCGACTCCGTGCGCGACGCCACCAGCCGCCCGCTGTCGGTGTGCTCGTAGTAGGTGACCAGTTCCCGGCCGGCGAACACGGACGGGCTGGCACCACACGAGCGGGCCGCCTCCAGGGCCGCGCGGAGCCCGGCGTCGGAGGCGACCCGCTCGGCGGGCGTGGTCATTACGCCGTCGTGGCGGCGATGTTCGGCTGCGGAGAAACGAAGAAGGGCGCCTCGTACTTATGCACCTCGTTGGGTGCGGGGTCCAGGTTCTTCCTCTCGCCGAACTGCCCGGGGTACACCTCCACCGCCTGCGAGGTCGCCCAGGCCGTCGTGCTGGTGATGTCCCGGCGGATCACGATGTTCGTCGCGAAGCCGTAGATCAGAGTGTTGTAGACCGTGTCGGTACCGCTCTGCTTCTTCAACCGCAGGCCGGTGCCGCTGAGCGCGATCCGGCCCGGGAGCTTCGTCCCGTACGTGCTGTTCAGCGCGCTGGTGTCGACCTCGGCGGTGTCGGGCTGGAAGCCCATCAGACCGTCGGCGGTGATCAGCGACGACAGGTCAACCCCGGCGTTCAGTTCGGCCACCGTGGGGGCCGCGATGTTGGCGATGGTGGGGACCTGGTAGACCCTGGTGCGGCCGTCAGCAAGCGAATCAGCCATGGTTCACGTCCTTCTCGTCTGAGGCCGGTTCGGCCGACTTGGCGGGAGCCTTCTTGGTTGCCTTCGCCGACTCGTCCGCGGCGGGCGCCGGTTCCAGGTCGGGCGTCTTGGGTGGGGTGGCCTGCCAGCCCGCCTCGTACGCGCCCTGGACCGCGTCCGGGTGCGACGGGAACCGGTGGGAGGCGCCGGTCTCCGGGTGATAGAGGGTCACCCAGCCGTCCTCGGTGTTCTGCTCGACGGCCTTCGGGGGCACGAACGGGGCGCCGTCGTCCGGGTCGTCGGACGCGACCCAGCCGCGGGCCTCGTAGGAGGCCAGCACCCCTGGCTGGTTGGGGATGCGGGCCGCCCCGGCATCCGGGTGGCTGACGTGGATCCAGTCGCTCATCAGGGCTGCCTCTCTCACATCTGGAGCAGGGCGCAGGTGCAGGTCGCCTGCGAGGACGTGGTGATCGTGATCAGCCCGGTGGTCGGGTCGGCGAGGTCACCGATCAGCGGCCCGAAGATCCGGTCCGTGTTGGTACCGATGACGGTGGCGATATCCGGCCGGGCGGTGCCGTAGAGAGTGCCGGGGACGACGATCGTGACCGTGGTCCCGGTCGCTCCGGTCTTGATGTGGTAGTACAGCCCGTCGCCGGGTGGCGCCGTGTCCGACGCGCTCGGGGCTGCGTAGGTGAGCGCAGTGCCCAGGACGTTCGGGGCCTGCTGGACCAGTAGGGCCATGAGTTTTCCTTTCTAGGGCGCGACTTGGGCGAAGTACGTGATCGCGAACGGGGCGACCACGGCCGCGCCGGCGCTGTTCTGGATCGGACGCGCGCTGCCGGCGACGACCTGCGCGGACATCACCAGCCCGCCGAGGGTCACGTCCGCGTGGACCCCGGCCTCACATGCAGCGAGGAGGGCGGCAACGCGGTCCTGCCGGGCCTCGATGTCGGTGCTGCCCGACTGCGAGATCACTCCACAGGCAACCGTTCCTCGCTCGTACCGGGAGCTACAGGCGAGGTCCGCCCACTCCTGCTCGTATGTGCTGGCGGCGTCCGAGTCCGGGTCGCCGTCGTCGTTGACCAGCACCAGGTCCAGGTCGGCGGCCGAGCTCACCGACGGGCCGTTGTAGACAGCCGCGCCCGCCAGCGCGGGCAGGGTGTCGAACAGCGTGAACAGGTAGCCGCCGACGGCGGGCAGGACCACGGCCATCAGGCGAGATTCTGTGGAAGCAGGTCGGGGGCGAGCAGTTCGATCGCCCGGTTCGGGACGGCGAACGCGAAACCCGGGATGAAACCAGTGTCGTCGGCGGCCTGCATGGGCAGGGCCGATGCGCCGCGCTGGGTTTCCCAGCAGTGCTTGAGAATGATTTTCGAGCCGTCGCGGATGTTCGCCGTGAGCGTGGTCCGCCCGACCTGGTAGAGGACCGCGAACGGGCCGCCGGTGAAGCACCCGCCGGACAGCAACTCCACCCGGCCCGACTCGGTGGCCCTCACGTCGGCCGGCGTGTATGTGCTGCCGGAGGTGAGCCACGGTCCGATCGAGGTGACCGAGAGGACCGGGCGGCGGCGCAGCCACAGCGACCTGCCGCCGCTCTGGCGTTCCGGGCCGACCGTCTTCACGACCACGTCCCCGACCTGGGACTCGACAACCCGGGTCACCGTCTCCAGCCAGGACCGCAGTTCCTCGTCATCGTTCGTGTCCGTCAGGTTCAAGTGCGCCCTGGCCTCGGCCATCGACAGCACGAAACCGGCGCCGGCCGCAGCGACGGTGAAACTGTCCGTCCACCGGCGGACCAGGGTCCCGAGGATGCCACCGGTCGCCGAGACCACGACGTCGTGCCGGCCGGCCACGGTGGTGAGGTAGTCGAACGAGTAGATCCCCGCGCTGGTGTTGTTCACCGTCGGCGACACCGTCGTCTGGCCGGGCAGGGTGATCGTCGCCGTCACGGTGCCCGCGTTCGTCAAGACCCCGGCGACGTCCTTCACCTGGTAGTTAGGGCTGGAGTACGTCTCTCCGAAGTCGATCACGGCGCCCCCTCGGTCAGTGTGGTGGTGGGCCGGTCGGCCTGGGTGAGGCTTGCCGTCGGCCGGTCGGCGGCGGCGAGCCCGGCTGCCGCCCGGACCGCGATAATCAGGGCCGGTGTGCTGCGATCGGCGATGGTCAGGCTGGTGGCCGGCCGGTCGACGACCGTGAGGCTGCCGCCGAGCGGAACCCGGTTGTACGTCACCCAGCTGGCGAGGGCGGCCCATGTCCGGCCGGCGACACCCTGCCGCTTGCCGGCCGTGGCGGCGGTGCCGATTCCCGCCGTAGCCCGGCCAGTGACGACCCGTTTGGTTATCAGGCCGGCCGCCTTCGCCCCCACGCCCAGCCGGCCGGCGGCGGTGACCGTGGCCCGCTTCTGGATTGCAGCCGCAGCGGTGAAACCGAAGCCGACGGCGGCGGTCACCGCGTGCGAGTTCGCCGCCGCCTTGACGGCCCAGCTTGCGACGCCGAGCCCGGCCAGCCCGGTGGTCGTGGCCAGCTTCCGGGCGGTGACGAGTCCGGCGACCCCGGCCGGTGCGTTGGCATTGGCCGTCGCCCGTTTCTTCGCCGCTAGCGTCGCGGCGAGGCCTACGGGAGCGTTCAGGGACGGACGGGCGACCTTGGCGGCCAGCGCGAGCGATTCGAGGCCCAGCGTGGCGCTGGTGGTCGGTGTGGACCGTTTCTGACCCGACACCAGGCCGGCCAGGGCGAAGGATGTGGCGGCGGTGACGGCGTGCGCGGCGGTGCGGACCGCATTCGTGGCGAAACCGGCGGGGGCCAGTCCCGTGGCCGGGGCGACCTTGCGTGCGCTTGACTGGCCGGCGAGGCCGAGGGCGGCGGTGGTTGAGGCCGGCGACCTCTTGACCGCCGCGCTGGTCGGGGCGAACCCGGCGCCGCAGGATGCGGTGACGACTGCGCGCTTGACGGTGGTGACGCTGGATGTCAGACCGACCTGGGCCTGGCCGGTCGCCGCCTGGGCCGCACTCGCGACATCGTCGCCGTTCAGCCACGGCTGCGTCGCCCACTGGAACCGGCGCTGCCAGGGCCGCATCGGGTAGACCACGGCCTGCATCAGCGGGTCGTAGGACAGGAGCGGCATCGGCATCGGCACGACCTGCGGGCCGGGATCCGGAACGCTCGCGCTGGCCTGTTTGATCTCGAAGACGACGGCAGCCCAGTCGCCCGTGGCCGCCGTGTAGTCCAGGGTGGCCTGGCTGGTCGAGGACGACTGCGCACCGCGAGCGCAGACCCCACGGAACTGGCCCGACTCCAGGTTGTTCAGGTCGGTGGTGGTGGAGGCCACCCCGGTCAGGGAGACGGTCAGCGCGGCGGTCCCGGCCGACCAGTCCGAAGCAGCCAGGAAGATCATCGATCCGGTCGCGGTGCCGGTGACCTGCAGGCTGGCGCCGGTCGGATCCGTCTGCCCCTGGAACACGGCACTCACGCCGACCGGAACGGACGTGTCAGCGCCGGAGAGCCGATACAGGGCGCCATCCGTGCCGACGACACCTGCGCCCACAGTCGTGCTCTGCGTCAGCGTCGACGTCTGCCCGGACCCGACCAGCGCCCAGTAGGCGGTGACCCTGCTGAAGTGCGCAGCCGTGTTCTGCTCATCGACGATCTGAGTCCACGACAGGCCCGTCCCGCCCGTCGGTGCGGCGGGCGCCGGGAACGCCGTGCTTCCGTTCTGCGTGAGGACCGCGACCAGGACGTCCCCGCCGGTCAGGACGACGCTGGTGTACGTCAGGGTGGACGGCGACGCGTCGCTGACATCAGTCTGGGTGAGGACCGCGCCGTTGACGGTGACCGCCATGTCACACTCCCGGTCCGGTTAGAACATCGGCGGGCTGGCGCCGAGAGCCGGGTACCCGGCCTGTGCCGCAGCTGCGATAGCCGCCTCCAGGCTGATCACCTCCGCGATCGCCCAGTGGTACTGCCCGCCCGTCACCAGCCCGGTCAGGCCGAGGGTGGTCGTCGCACCGAGCATCCCGTCGGGGTCGGTCCGCTGCACCACCCCATAGCTGATGAGGCCGCCGACGGTCCCCGCGTCCAGGAGAGTGCAACCGGATTCCGCCGCCCAGGTCGCGGTGGACCCCGCGTTCCAGTCGCACACGATCATGAAGCCCTGGCCGCCGGTGATCGATCCGGTGTAGCCGTCCGAGAGGCTCGATCCGGACGACTGCCGGTTCGAGCCGATCACGCCCATCGGGGCCACCGGGTCATGACCGGTGATCACATAGCAGGTGAAGACCTGCGAGTTGTTGACCGGCGGTGCCCCGGACGTCGCGGTCGCGTGCATCGCGCCACCCGAAACCCCCTGGGTGGCGTGGAAGATCGCCGCCTGCCCGTCCAGGGTCGGCGTGCCCGTCGTGCGGTGATCCCAGACATCCGTCGTCCACGACAGCGCCTGCGTGTCCGACACCGACGGCGTCGACGGGTCCGTGGCAGACGCCGAGTCACCGGCCCACGTCATCAGCAGCAGCACGTCGTCGGGTGGCGTGAACGTGGCCGTATTCGCGGGAGACTGCGCATTCGCGACCGCCACGACCGGGGTACTGGCGTCGATGACCAGGGCCACCGGCTACCCGTACCAGTTGATTCCGCCGAGCAGTTTCGCATTGAAGAAGAAGTCGTTCGCCGGGCTCTGCGTGGCTGCGGCGTGGCTGATCTGCCACAGCTTGTTCAGGTCGGTCACCGCCGCCCGCAGCGTGGTGATCTCGCTGCCGGAGTAGCCGAGCGGGGTGAGCAGGTTGCCGTCCGAATGACTGGAGTCGTTCAGCCACACATTGCGGGTGCTGATCGCGGCCAGCGCACCCCAGACCGCGCCCACCTCCCGCCCGAGCGTGTTGTCGAGATCGGCCTTGGACAGCGGAAAACCGGCGCTCATTCAGTCGCCTCCCATTAGCTCGTCTTGCCCTGATTCGTGATCTTGGCGGTGAACACGTCGACGATGACCTGGTTGCCGGCCGCCGACGTACCCCATTCGGCGAACACACTCAGTGCCTTCTGGATGGTGGTGTCGATCGTCTTGGATCGGGACGCCGCGGCGATCGGCATCGCGATCCCGGCGTTGATCGCGGTCAGCGACGAGCCGAGATCCAGGATGCCGGACCCGTAGATGACCCCGGTCGCCCCGACGGCGGTGACGATGCCGCCGTAGTGCATGTGCCACATCCACGCGGCGGGACTGGTCCCGACCGCGGTCAGCGCGTTCCCGCACAACTCGATGCCGGTCGACAGCAGACCACCCGCGGACGTGATGCCGTAGGCGAACCCGAACCGGAGCGTGTTGCCGGTCGTGCCCGAATACTCGCCCCACGCCTCCAGCTCGACCTTCGAGCCGACCCGCAGCTCGTTGCCATAGATAACCGGCAGCGGCGTCGGTGAGACGTCCTTCGCGGTGGTGAACGTGTTGAACGCGGCACCCCGGGCGGGCGGGAACGGATCCAGGGTGTTGTCCCAGGTCGAGTTGCCCATCAGAAGGCCGTCGCGTCGAGGACCAGGGCGCCGGCCGCGATGGTGATCTGGCCCTGAGAGGCGAACACCTCGGGGATCACCTTCTGGAAGAACAGCTCGCCCTGGGCGGTGATGTTGATCGCGGCACCGCCCGACGTGGTCGCCACCTTGAAAACATCGGCCGTCAGACCGGACGCGAGAACGAAATAGAGGGTGCCCTCGGTCAGGCCCGTAGGGATCGACTCGGCGAACACGTTGAACACCTGCACCCGGTCATCGGTGGTCAGGCCATGCGCGGACGAGGTGATCGTGTCGTTCGTGACCCCGGTCGCGTCGACCTCGCCGAACCCCTTCACCGTGCCGTTGATCGGGGCGTAGCCGAGGTAGTTGCCGCTGACGTTGCCGGTGCTGGTGTTGAACAGGCCGACGAAACCGTAGGTGCCCGCCGGGACATCGAAGGTGAAAGTGCTCGTGTTCACCTTCTGCCCGGACGCCGCTGCGCTGAACGTGGCTGCCAACCGGGCGTAGGCCGGGCTGCCGCCGGTGGCCTCGGTGCCGGTGAACGTGGCACCGGTGCCCGGGTCGGCGGCGGTGAAGATGCCGGCGAACTTCACCCCTGCCGTGATGGACTCGTCCAGGCCGTCGAGCGCCGCGTTCTTGGCGATGTCATTGAGCGGCATCCGTTCAACTCCTCTACTTCGTTGCTACGGCTCGGGTGTCAGCCGGGGACGGCTGCGAATCGACGACCACACCGGACCAGCCGGCCTCGGCGAGTACCCGCTCGAGTTCTGGCGCCGGCACGTTCGCGTAGTGCTCGCCCGGGTGCAGCCGGAACTCACCGTCGATCGCCGAGTGCGGCGGCCGGCCGGGACCGGCCGTGGTCACGATGAACCGGCCGCCCGGGGCGCAGGCCTTGAAGGCGGTCCGGCAGATCGCCGGCCAGCGCGCGGTGTGCTCGAAGATCTCGGCCGCGACCACGACGTCCCAGCGGCGCCCGTCCGGGTCCCAGCCCGCGGCGTCCGCGATGATGTCGACGTCCTCGGGTCGCTCGCCCGGGCGGATGTCGAGCACGGTGTACGTGGTCGCGTTCGGCCAGAGGTGCTTCGGGTTGCCGTTGATGTCGCGGCCGCCGAGGTCCAGGACGCTCACCGGTTCGTCGGTGGCGTGCTTCGCGATCCACTGCATGGCGGCGTCATGCATTCTCGGCCAGCCGCTTCTCGAACAGGGCCCGATCCTGGTCGACGTGCTTCTGCCCCAGCTGGTACGTCTCGTCGTCCTCGGCCAGGCCCCACAGCGGGTGCAGGTGCTCGACCTTCGACTCCCTGGCCATCACCCACACCCCGCGCTGCTTCGCGACCGTGACCAGCTCGTCGTCGACGAACCAGTGGGCGTACCCCTCGTGGCAGACCACCTTCGGGCCGTCCCAGGACGCGCCCCGCTCGTCGACGTACGCGCGGCGGACCATCAGGTGCGTGGCGTGCTCACCGGCCAGCACCCGTGGGTTGTGCAGGTCGTTCGTCCCGATCACGTGCGCCCCGTCGCGGGCGGCGTGCTGGGCGTGATCCAGCCAGCCCGGCGCGAACCGCACATCGTCACCGACCAGGAACAGCCACGGCTCCGACGTCTGCCGGTACGCAAGGTTGCACTTCTGCGCGAACGTCGTGCCCGGCTCGCCGTGCCGCTCACCGGCCACCCACTCGTCCGACGTCAGCAGCACCTCGGCACCGGCCGCGCGCCAGGCTGCCGCGGTGACCGTGTCGTCCGGGTGAGCGACCGCGTACACCGTCGCCAGGCTGGTGGACGCTCGCAGCGAATCCATGAACGGTTTCGCGTTGCTCGGGCGGGACATCACCGGGACGATCACCGCGGTCTGCTCGGTGGCCGGCGGGACGGACGGCGCCATCCGGGACAGGGCGACCTGCCCGAAGTAGTCGCTCTCGCCCACCCACACCGTCTTCTGGTGGGTGGTCTTCACCCCGGTGTGCACGAAGATCGGGATCTGCATGGCCCCGGCCCGCAGGCACATCGACAGGTCCTCCGACACCACGTTCCCCGTCGTGGTGTTCGGCACCTTGTCGTACCAGGTGGGCCCGTACTGGTCGCGCATCCGCTCCAGGACCGAGCGGTGAATCAGGATCGCCGCCGACCCGGTGCCGGCCACCTGGACGAGAGCGTCCTGCGCGTAGTCGAAGCGGACCGCGAAGCCCATCTGCCCGTCGTCCAGCTTCACCCAGTCGAACACGGTCGGCGTCGGGCTGCATCGCCACCCGCCCAGGCCGTCCGGTTCGGTCTCCCGGTACGAGAACGCCAGCGCCCCAACGACCGGGCGGTCCACCGGGTCCGCCGCCTCCAGCAGCCGGTCCACGATGTCCGGGCCAAACGCCATGTCGGTGTCCAGCCAGAACAGCCACTCGGCCTTCCGTTCATCCAGGAAGATCTTCGCGGCCATGTTCCTGGCCTCAGGCAGCCCGTCGGTGCCGTACCGGACGGCGATCCACCCGCCGCGCAGGATCCGGGCCTCGTTGAACAGGTCGTAGCCGACCATCTCGATCATCGAGTGGTGCCAGGAGTAGGCGACGTTGTTGGAGTGCACGTACGCGACCGCGACCGCCCCGGCCGGGGGGGCCTCGTCCTGCGGTTCAGCCACGCCGCACCGTACCCCGCTTCTCGCCGGGGCCCGCCGTGACCTGCTCGACCGGCGGTTCATCCAGCGACGCGGGCCGGCTGCTGTAGGCGAGCCCGTAACGCGGGTCCGTGCTGAACAGGCCCGGGTTCGCCACCACCACCGGGTCATCGGCGGGCCAGTGCTCACCGATGCGCGTGGTGACACGGGCGCCGTCCGGGGTGTGAACCGAGGTCGTTCCTGTCGCATACACAACGTCCATTGCTTTACCTCCAGGTAGGCGACGGCCCCGGACACCTGGGTCCGGGGCCGCCTTCCCTCGCTGATCCGGCGAGGGGTTCTAGTTGAAGCCGAGCTCACCCAGCCGCTTGTCGATGTCGGCGATCGCCTCGTCGGCGGCCTTCACCAGGTCGCCGTCGGCGTTTAGTGCCTGACGGTTCAGGACGGCGCCCTGCCGCTCGGCCAGCAACTGCTGCACCGTCGGATCCGTGGACTCCCCGACGCCCGCCGGGGGATCCGGGATGGAGTCCCGGTCGGACTTCGCGGGTTTGGCCGCCGGAGCCTCGGGCTTCGCCGGAGCGGCCGGCTTCTGAATCTGTTCGGCCATGCTTTCCCTCCTAGGAGTTGGCGACCAGGAGCCGGAAGCCCAGGTCGTTGACGCTGTTCGAGCCGATGCGGGCGTGCGCGAACCACGCACGCTGACCGGTCGGCAGGGCCGGGCCGGAGCCGGCGGTGACCTGCTGCACCAGGTTCGGGATGAGCTCGACGTCCATGCCGCCGTTGCGGGCGACAACGAAGTTCGACCAGTCGCCGACGATGGCCTGGCCCTCCGCCGTGGTCGTCCACGTGGTGGTGTCGGGCATGTACGGCGACTCGTAGACGCCGGACTGGAACAGCGAGTCCGCCCAGCCCTCCGGCAGGGTGATCGTCGACGCGTGGTACACGTTCGCCGTGCCGAGCTGGCGGATCGCGTTGTTCACGCCGACGTTCATCAGCCACGCGGCCTTACGGCGGAACCGCTGCGGCAGCGCCTTCCACACCTTGTACGGGTCCGGCGCGCCGATCGTGCCGCCGGTCGTGACCAGAACCCGCACCGTGGCGTTCGCCGACAGTGCGGTGAGGATGCCCCGCGGCTCACCGGTGCCCGAGCCGCGGGTGAACTTGTCCACCAGCAGCTCGTCGTAGCCCTCGGCCAGCAGCGTCGACATCTCCGACGCGAACTGCGGGTAGTCCATCCCCACCTCGATCGAGTAGGGGATGGTGCCGCGGGCCATGTGCACGTCCACGCTCGGCTGCGCCAGGGTCGGCGAGTTGTCCGTCGCGGTCGCGGCCTCCGTCTGGAACGCCCACGTGACGCCGGCCGAGCTGACACCCTTCCACCGGTTCGTTTGCACCGTGACCTGCCGGGCCAGGGTCAGGAATGGGTTCCCGCTGCCCTGGGCCGTCATGATGATCGACGGGTCGATGAAGACAGGGACGCCGAAACCACCCGTGGTGGTGGTGACCTCGCCCATGGCCCGGAGCTCGTTGAAGGCCCGGACCGCGTTCCGCTCCTCGTCCGACAGCATCGGGTGCGGCTCGGTGACCAACTGCATCCACGCCGAGCGGTACGCGTCGTTCTCCGTGATCAGAATGCGGCGGGCGATCGCTGGGTCCGTTCGGATCAGCTTGGCGACCTGGACCTTCTGGTCGTCCTGCAGGCCCTCGGTCGCAACCCGGTCGTCCAGCGCCCGCAGCGCCCGGTCGCGGGCCTCAGTGTTCGTCAGCCGGCGCACGTCGCCGCCGGGGACGTCGTCGAGGCCGTAGCGGATGTTCGAGAGCGCCTGCACCACCTTGTCGGGCTTGCGGCGGAACACCTCGCTGATCTCGGCGTGCTTCTTCAGGCGGGCCTCGATCGCGGCCCGGATCTCCATGCCGGTGTCGAAAGCGCCCTGCTCGGCGTCGGACAGGTCCCGCAGTTCGCCCTCGTCGCTCTGGTGCAGCGAGCGCAGGTGCGCGTCCAGCACCTCGAACATCTGCCGGAGCTCTTCGGGGGTGCGGCCCTTGATGTCGTCGAGGCTGCCCGGCATGAGCTTGTCCTCGGCGACCTCCATCCGCAGGTCACCGAACCGGGCGCGGTTGAACGCGAACAGCGCGTCCAGCCCGCCCGGGGCGTTCAGGTCGATCCCGTGCGTGAGCTTGCGGCTCATCAGATGATTCCTTCCAGCTTGAGCACGCGTTCGCGCGATGCTCGACGGCTTGCCCTGACGTGTGACTGCTCGCCGTTGCCTGGCTCGCCGTCCTTGCCGTCCCGCCCGGCACTCCGCGCACCAGGCGAGACGAGATCTGTGGGGGTGCGGCCGGCGGCGCGCACGGCGGCGTCGAACGCGCCCGTGTCCCGCTGCCGCAACCGCTCGTAGAACTGGTCGGTCACCGACCGGATAGACGCCGTGGCCTCGGGGTTCGCGGGGAACGTCACCGGACCGAACTCCATGACCTTCGCCTGCGTGATAGTCCGCTCGGGAAGACCCTTGGGGTTGTAGTCCGAGACCGGCGGCTCGTCGTTCCACTGATCGGCGATGACCCGCATCCGGAACGACGCCCCATACACCCCGGCCTTCAGGCCCGGCAGCAGGTCCCGGTTGTACGAGGTGTCGAACAGCGGCACCTCGTAATACGGGCCGATGCTGTCCTCGCGCAGATCGTCGATCGGCCCCAGCACCTTGTTGCCGATCGAGTCGAAACCGTGGTCGAACAGCACCCGCATCTGGTCGCGATCCTCCGCGATCGTCTGCGCGGTGAACCCTGCCGCCGTCTGCTCCAGGAAGTCGCCCTCCCAGATCGACGACACCCGGTACCAGTTGCCGAATGCCGAGAAGTGCCCGGACAGCAGGCCGATGCTGTCGTCCGCCTTCGCGGCGGCCCGCCACTCGGGTGCGGCCGACAGTGCCCGGACCACGTCCACAGGGATGCTCGTATGCGTCATTTGGTGGCCTCCAATGCTTTCGGGACCGCAGCAGGGGCGGCCGGGGCCGCCTGAGTGCCGGGCGGCTGCAGTTGCACGCTCACCAGGCCGGTGTGCTTGAGGGACTGGCCCCACTCGGGGGCCACGGTCGCGATCGCCGACGCCGGGTCGCACCCGGCCTCGATCAGCTGGCGGATCGCGATGGCCTTCACCTGCGAGATATCCGCCGCGTCCTTGGCGTCCTCACGCAGCAAACCGATGTCAGCGGTGTCGAACCACAGCTCGGCGTCGTTCGGGACCTTCACCAGCGGCGCCAGGGCCGCCGACAGGTCCTGAAGTTCCGGGAACACGAACGTGTCGCCGAATGACCTGCGAGCGGCCGAGAAGTTGCCCGCGTTCAGCGAGCTGCCGGCCAGGCCCTCGGAGATACCCAGCAGCGACGCGGGCACCCGGGACAGCACCGAGATGCGGGTCTCGCCCTGCCCCACCGTCGATTTGAAGTCGATCTGGCTCAGATCCGACCCGACGACCGTGGCGTCCGCCCCGGCAGTGAGATACAGCGTCCGGTAGGCGTTGGCCACCCCGGCGTGCTTCTCCTCCATCATGTCGACGATCTCGTCGAACTTCTCTTTCGTGCTGGCCGTGATGCCCTTCACGACGAGGTTCGGGGTGGCCCCGTTCTCGAAGAACCGGATCTTGTGCTCGGCGGCCAGGCGGTCGCCCTGCAGGTCCCGGATCGCCGGGGTCAGCCACGACATCCCGATCCCCGCGTTCAGCGGATCCGGGATCGGCGACCAGTGCGCCACCTCGTCCGGAAGGAGGAACGACGGCTTGTACCCGAACGGCCCGCCCGGGCCCCCGTTCCAGTACACGTAGCCGAGCAGGTCACCGTCGAGGGCATGCCCGGGGTTGTCCGGTTCCAGCTGGGAGCCGTACAGGATCGCCGTCCAGTCCGGGCGCAGCACCCGCAACCGGTCCGGGCGCTGGAACACGAACGAGTTCCCGGCCAGGCCCGCGTGCCACTCCATCCGCGCGACCAGCTCGCCCGTGGTCGCGTTCTTCCACGGCCGCTCCAGCACCTGCAGATCACTGTTACCGAACGTCTTCCGCGGTGTCCTCGGATGCCACGGCGGGTTCCGGAACGTGAACCGCGCCTGGCTGAGCACCAGGGCCCGCACCATCTGCGCCGCGAACGCCGGCGGGCAGCCCTGCACCGCGGCCATGTACCCCGGCAGGGACTGCGCGATCTCCGCCGCACGGTTCCCCGCCAGGGTCTGGGTCAGGCCCAGCGGGTACGACTGGCCGCCGTAGTTGAACTGCGACGGGACCAGGTAGTCGCTGATCCACGAATCGATCGAGAACCGGCTCTCATCCCGCACCGCAACGGTGTTCGCGGCGCTCATGCGGTCCAGGAGGCCCACTACTTGCCTCCCTCAGTCGTCGCGGTCAGGTGCGGGGCGATGTGGGGCGGGCATCGGACCAGCCGATCCGCACCGCGACGGCGACGAACGCCAGAGCCAGCCACACCGCGGTGAACGCCTTGCCCACCGACCAGCCCAGCAACCAGAACAGACCGGCCAGCAGAGTGAGGGCAGTGCGTCTGAAGTGGATTTCGCGGGCCTCGGTGGTGATCCGCTGCACCGGAACCCGATCCAGCATCGTGTCGAGCGCGGTCATGAAGAGCTCCTACCGTCGTGCGCCGAAGAAGGGCTGCGCCCGGTGGTGCGAGAGCGCCCAGTTGGCGTTGGTGATCGCGGGGATGCCGGAGATGTCCACACCCGCAGCGGCCGACAGGCGCTTGCCCCACAGCCACCCGCCGTCACCGACGTCGCGCTTCACCGCGGCGTCGAGCATGTCCGTGAGTTCCTGCTGGCCGATGTGGCGGACCTTGTCGTTCTCGAAGTCGTCCTGCAGTCCGCCGCACGCCTCGACCAGCTCCGCGGTGCCCAGCAGCACCGGGACGATGCCAACGGCAGCGAAAGCGGGCATCAGTGGCCCCAGCGCGAGCTTGTCGCCGACAATCGCCGGCCGGGCGACCTTCCCGTCCTGGATCTCGAACAGGTCCTGCTCGGCGACCATCTTCGCGACCTGCGCGACCACCCAGTCCACACCAGCATCGGTGCGGGCCAGCTCGAGATGTGCCCGCCCATCGCCCCGGAAGCCGGCCACGCCGACCGAGGCGGATGCTCTGGACGGCGGGATCTCGATGCCGATGGCGATCGACCCGACGATCAGAGAAGACTCGTCCTCGCGCTCTTCCCACAGTTCCTTCGGGATCGGCTTGGGTGCCGTCCCGCCGGGGCCGTCACCCCACCACGTCAGGATCTCCCGGGCGAACTCCTCGGCGCCCATCGACTGCCGGAACGCCTCGATCGTGTTCGGGCTGTTGCGCCCGTCCGGGACCAGCGTCGAGCGCATCGTGTGGTTCGCCTCTTGCCGGCGCACCGGGTTGTCCAGCTGGCAGCCCGGCGTCCCCTTGCCGTGCTGGCAGTTGCGCAGCCTGCACTTCTCGAACCGGGCACCCCACTCGATATACGCCAGCGTCGGATCGCCCTTGTCCGGATCCTCCGAGCCGGCCCGGCCGCGGTCGCGAACCTCGATCCACACCTCGGCATCCGCGGCGCCCGCCGAACCGGCCATCCGCACGATCGGATCGTCCGCGGCCGCCGTCGTCGGCAGCAGTGCACCAAGGTGCATCTGCTTCAGCGCCTGGGCCTCATCCAGGGTCAGGCTGTCGACCTCGGCGAACCCGCGGCCGGCCTTCCCCGACCGGGCGATGAACTGCAGCATCGCCCCGGTGATCAGGGTCACCGTGTGGTTGCCGTTGCCAGACGTGATCGACTGCACCCGGCGGGACAGATCCGAGCAGCCCTCGATCAACTGCTGCAGGTCCGCGAACGTCTTGTCTGCCGTCGACTGCAGGTGCGCGGTCCACACCACCAGGCGGCGGCCGAACAGCCACAGATCCGCCATCGCCGACGGCAGCATCACCGCGCCCGTCTTGCCCTGCTGGCGGGCCTCCACCATCGCGACCGTGTACGCAGCCCACCTGCCCGGTGAGCTCTCGCTATGCAGGCAGTCCAGGGCCAGGCGCTGCTCGGCGTCCGGGGACCGGCCGAACCTGGTCATGAAGTCGATGACCTCGCCCGCGGCGGAGCCCGTCCGCGGCGGCGTCCAGATGTGCATCGGCGGAACCCGGACGTCGTCGTGGCCAAGCAGCCGATCCTCGGCCAGGGTCAGGCTCACGCAGACCGGTCGATCCGGGCCTGGCGAGCCTGCTGCAGCTCATCCAGCCAATCGCCGACCGGCATCGCGCCGGCCACCGCATCGGCAAGGCTCGCTCGCAGCTCCCGCGACAGTGAGGCCGTCTGCGACCCGGTATGGCCACCGCCGTCCATCAGCTGCGCCAGGTGCACGGCCACCGCGCCGGCCATCGAACCCTCGCGGCCCACTGACGCCAGCTCGGCCCGCGCCGCCATCTCCAGCGGACCAGGCGCGCGCTCGACCTCCGGCGCACCCTGGCCGACCCCCGGGAGTCCCGTCACCGTCCCGCCGGCCGCCGGGCGCTTAGCCCGCAGCTTCGGCGGGGCACACACCTCGCAGTACAAGCGCGACGAGCCCTTCGGTCGCGTGAACCGCTTCACGCACTTCGGGTTCTTCTTCGGGTTCGGGCACCGCATCCGCGTACCGGCCACCGGGAACTCACCTCCCGGTCACTCCCCGTCACAGAGGTCGGGAACATGCCAGACGCGCCGACCGCACCGCGGGGAGAGAAATGGCGACAGAGGCGGGGTCGGGGAGGTCGTCGATTGCGTCGACGCCCCGCCCCCCTACCCCTGCCCTGACCTGCGACGATGCTTCCTTATGCGCGAATGGTTCTCATCAGCGCGTTCACCACGCGCGCGTGGTCTTGAGAACGGATCTCACCGCGCGCACTCGTCCGCGCTTGCGGTTGCCGTAGATCGCACCCGATCGGTCACTGCACCGAGCGCACTCGGCCTGCGTGTTCGACAGTGCGTTGATCTGCTGGTCTGTCCACCCGAGCCGCTTGGCCTGGTCGCGCTCGACGATGTGCCCGACGACGAGCGACCGGGGGTTGACGCGCCTGGTGCCAGGCAGGTAGCGGGGTGCGCCGTACTGGATGGCCCTGCCACACCGTGCGCAGGGTAGGCCAGCGCGGATGTGGTGCTGCCGGATGGTGACGCGCCACTCGGTGGTGGTGAGGAGTGGGTCTGATCCCTTGCTGGCCCGGCGTGGCACACGATCACCACCTCAGGGCGAGGGCCCCCAGTCGTGCTCGCGGCTAGCCGTACTGGGTTGCACCATCCCGGCTTAGCCGCCCGTTGCTGCCAGAACAGGACTCGAACCCGATCTCCACTGCTTAGGTGGTGTGCTTCCGACCCTCGGGTTCATGGTAGCGGGCAGCGTTGATGTGGGGTCATCGTTGCATTAACTATCCGTGACCAGCAAGAACGCGGTCGTATTCGGCCCACAGCGCCTCCTGCCACGCCACCTCGGCCTTGGTCCTGCGCTCCACCTGCAGGTCGTAGACGTCCTTGGCCCAGAAGGTCAGCGGCTTGGCGCCGGACCTGATGGGGGCGAGCCGGCCACGGTGCACGAGTCCGCGTAGCCCGGTCGCCTCAATGTCCAGCGCCTCGGCCGCTTCGGCGCTGGTGAGCGTCACCCGAACGCCAGCCGAGCTAGGCCGATGAGCCCGATCAGGATGCCTGCGCCCACGAAGTAAGGCTTCATCAGTTCATGGTGCCATCACCCGCTCGGGTCCTTCCCGAGCACGGCCATCGTCAGCGTGCCGCCGGCCTGGGCCTGAAGGATCTTCCTGGCCTGCCCGTCGTCAGCGTCCAAGGTCATGATCGTGGACGGGATGGCCGTGTCGGTAACAGTGGACCGCACGGACCGCCTAGCGCCGACGGCGATGACCTTGATGCTGGCGATCACCTGCACGCTCTTGCCGTCCTTGCTGGTCGAGTAGATGGCCACCAGGTCCCCGGGCCCGAGCAGCGCCCACACCCGGCCAGGGTCACCGACCTCGATGCTCAGCCCCAGGTGCGCCACATCAGGATGCCCAGCGCTGGGCGTCGGGCTGGCCGGTAGGGGCTCCACTGTCGGTGGTGGCCCGTATCGTGCGCTCGCCGCCTTGGTAGCGCGCTGGTCGGCGCCCTTGACGTAGAGGGCGATCAACCCCACGCCGACGGCGGCGATGAGCACCGATGCCACCAACAGCAGTGTCCGACGCCCCATGCACCGCACCGTAGCCGCATGCCTACGATCGGGTACATGGAACGGGAGTTATGGGATCACCCGGGTGGTCCACCGGCGCGGCCCGCTGGTGTGCCTGACTATCCGGATGGGGAGTGGCTGGAGTGGGTCAGCCGCCCCAACGATGGGCCGCAGCGGTTGGTGTGGGCGTGGATCCGGGGCGATTGGGAGCACGGGTGGGTGTCCGCTGAGGGGCGGACGGCGTCGGGCTGGTGGTTGTTCGTGTGGTGGCCGAGCAATCCTGAGTGGGTGCATGAGGCGGCGACCCTGCCCTATGCACCGACCCCGGAGGAACTGGCGAAGACGCGGGCCGCGTGGGGTCTGCCGGATCTGTCGCGGGATGAGCTGGTGGCGCTGATCCGGAAGGATTTCGGCTAGTCGTCGTCGAACCGGCGTCCAGCGACGATCTCGCCCAGCCGGGTGCGTGCCCGGTGAACGGCGGCCTTCCACCGGTAGCGCAGGCGGGTGCGCCACGGCAGCGGCGGCCGGGTGTCCGGGATGAGGCCAGCGTCCATCAGCACCTCGTCGCTGACCTGGACGTAGCTGGTGCTCTTCACGACCGAGATCGCCTCGTCGCCCATCAGTCCACGCTCCAATCGGGTTGCCAGCCATCGCGGTCGGCGTAGGGCTGGGCGAGCAGCAGCACGGTCCAGCACGCTGGTGCAGCGTCATCGTCATCAAGGTCCCAGAGCTGGCCGACGGCGCTCTGGATGATCGGGAGCGGGCAGTGGTGCCGCCGTCGATCGTGGGCGTCGAGGATGGCCCGCTTGGCCTTCACCTCGGCCAGCGCGCGGGCCGGATCCCAGGCGGCGACGTGAGCAAGCACGCCTTGCTCGTACTGCGGGTAGGACGTTGCCGAATCGACGATCATTCGGCCCTCGTCGTCAGCTACGCAGCTCGGAGTGTCTGTGTGCGCGCTGACCTCCCATCGACCGCTGACGATCTCATTCATGGCGTCCACGCAGGCGCGGTTTGCCACCCGCTCGTCGGCGTCGAGCTGCTCGCGCAGAAACTCGCTCAGCGTCACCTTGGACTCCCGCTTTGCCTTCGGGTGGCTTGCCCGATCACAGTGCGTCCAAGGCTTGGGCGCCCAGCGACGATCGGCTCCAGGGGCTCGATCCAGAGCGGCGCGCCGGGGACGGGAGTGCCGCCATCTGCGATGCAGGTTTCGGCCCAGAGGTTGCGCGCACCCTCCTCGCCGATCTCGTCCCAGATGTCCGGCTTGACGAACACCCGGTACTCCTCGGCTGGCGTTGCCTCACTGTCCATGCCGTTCACCGTAGCGGCGGGTTGATGTCGTGGTCCCAGCGTGGCGCGAACCCGGTCACCGCCGCACCGGCGCCGGTCCGCTCGGGCACGTCCCGGAACCGGACCTCGTCGGCGCTCATGCACCGGTGGCCGTCCCGCCACGCCTTCAGCCGGTCGTCGGTGGCGAGGTCGCCGACGAGCTTGGTGGAGGACCCGCACCGGCAGGTCTCGCTGATCTCGGGCAGGGCGTCGCTCATCCGTCGAAGTCCGTCGGTGGTGTGCCGGGCAGCGTGGGCGGACTGAGGGTCGGCGCTGGAGCCCACGCTGCCGTGTCGACGTCCTCCTCGGCCTGCGTGATCGGTCGCATCAGAGCGAAGCCAAGCCAGTCCGTGAGGAGCTTGGCCAGCTCGGCGGCTGCGGCCCGATCCAAGGTGACCGTGCTCATGCAGTGATTGGTGTGCTGGGCGATATCCAGTTCCACCGTGTCGGTCAGCGTCGCAACGGTGAGTTCGTCGCCGTCGGTGTCGGTCCAGCTTCTTTGCCGGGGGTAGCTCATGCCGTCTGTCCTTCCTGGTCGTGGGCGGCGTGGGCGTAGAAGTAGCCGGACCAGAAGAGCGCCAACCGCTTGTCCTCGCCGCTGAGGTCGCTGGCGCTGATGGCGGCCAGGCCGTTGACGAGCTGGTCTCGGTCGGTGGGATCGAAGCGGGCGATCTGGCGTTCGGTGTGGTCCTCGAAGACGAAGACGTCGCCGTTAGCGAGACCTTGGATGAGGTAGTCACCGCTGGGTAGACGTGCCATTGAGCCGTTCCTCCTGGTCGCTGAACCGGTGGGCCATGACCTTCACCAGGGCGGCCCAGTGCAGCTCGTCGAACGTCCGTCCGCAGTGCCAGCATTTTCTGAGGTCGCCGAAGTCGTGGATGGTGCCCGTGGCTCCGCACCGGCAGGGGGCCCACTCGATCCGCGTGGGTGCTTCCCGCCACGGGGCGAGCGCGTGAGCCCTCGAGGCCAGAGCGTCGGCCTCCTCGAGTAGTGCCCGGACGGATTCGGCTTTGGCTCGGGCGTGAGCAGCGGCGATCGCCTCGTGCACGTCCGTGCGCGGTTTGGTCTCGGCCCATTCGATGGCGCCCTTGACGGCGTCCTCCGTCGCCCTGGCGCCCTGTGCGGCCCGCAACGGCTCGATGTGAGCCACCAGCC